TAGGTATAAATAAAGGATCATTAATATTTAACTTATTAAACTTATCTTTATGATGTTCAAGAACTTCTGCAGTAGCCTTTCTTCTGTCAAATGGTTTTTTCTTAAGCATAATTATTTAGTTAAAGGTGTAAGCATTTCTTTAATAGTCATCTTTTCAAACTCAGCTCTAAAGAAACTTAATCTATTATCACCATTTCTACATTTAAGAAAATGCATAACAAGAACTTTATCATTATCTATAACGTATTTCTCTGGTCCATAATATCTTATCTTTTGTTTAGCTGGTCTATTAATACCTACCAAAGTATCTGCATGTTGTAATAAAGCATCTGCTCCAAAAAGATCAGATTCTAAAATATAATTACCATACTTACCATCTTCATTTCTTTCCGGCTTATCAATGTTCCTATTCAATTGACTTAGTACAATAAAAGAAATAGGATATAATCTTTTAAGATAAGTCAAAGCTTCTCCAAGCTTATTTAGTTGTTCTAACTTATCTCTTTCATTTACATCTTTTTTGAATAACAAAGAATGGTCAATAGTAATTAAAGTTTTAGTATAAATATCATCCTCTTCTCTTCTTACTTTATGATGCTTCATATAATCATGAACTATTGTTTTAAATTCTTCAACAGTACACGGTCTTTCTACTACATCAATAGGATACTTTACTTTCTTTTTAGCATAGTCATAACATTTCTGCAGTTCATCCGGAGTCAAACTTCCATCAGCACTGCATAAATGTTTATATGTTTGTCTAAGTACACTAGAATATTCTCTAATAGCACTTGTTCTAGCTAACATTTCAAATTGAAATTGTAATACTCTAAAGTTTTCACCTGCATTAAGTACAAAAGATTCTCTAACTATTTGGTCTACTATTAGTGTTTTACCTGAACCAGGTCTTCCACCAATAACCGTAAGAGTATTCCACTCAATACCATCCGTAGTAGCATCATTAAATTTATGCCACGGAGTTTTGAGACTCTTTATATTTCCATCCATTCTGCCTTTCATATAATGAAGGGCATCTATAAAGCCAGTCTTTTGACTGCTCCATTTAGTTGAAGCTGCTACAGATAACGTACTCATAAATTATTATGATTGAGGAATAAGATCCTTCTTTGCTTTATTGTATAGTAAATGTAATACTGTAATTATTATTTCAATTACAAAATATTCAAATAGATTTATCTTAATTAATGCTAGATTAATTAATGCCCAAGCTGATAGGCTTCCTATGATAGCTATTATAGCTAGTGTTAATTTTGGTTTTTTTAAAAATTTCATACTACTCTTTCTTTAAAATGATTCTTCTTTTCATCTACTCCATTGATTAATGCTTCACAATAATCAGCCAACTCTGAATCATATGTTTTATCTTGGTTCTGTTTTCTAACAAAGTATTGAGAAGTTCTCATATACTTATAATTATTCATTTCATATTCTTCCACATAGTTTTTTGCTGCTATAAGAATAGTTTCCCATTCATAATCAAAATTATTAAAAAACCATCTAAATGTATTCTCTAAAGTCTTGATATTTGTTCTAGCATACTTACCGCTTGGAAGTTTAAATTTAGGAAAAATTTCTGAATATTCCTTAATTTTCTTGATAAATTCTGGTCCCATTAAACTAGCAGATGTTTTCTTTTTTTGAGCTTTAAAAAACTCTTCTACTTGTTGTACAACTATTATTGCTTTATCAGTCAATTTATTAGTGTCTTTTAACCATTTATCATTCTTTAGTCTTGTTAATTCTAAAGATATGTTTACAAAATTCTCAGTCTTTACTTTATACTTCATACTATAAAGTACATAAAATTGATTAGGTGTTAGTTTATATTTCCTGAGTACATTAAATATTTCATCCATGCTACCAAATTATTTTTTCTCCATACAAATCATGCATAATTTTATTTGTATGATTAAATACATCATTACATTCCCATTTTTGTTGCTTAGTGTATGCAGCACTAGCAGGATGTGATACTATTAACTTATAGTTATTATCTGAAACAGAGTCTCTCCAGTCTTCAGCTTTTCTTCCCATGTAAATATACACAATTCCTGAGTTATGCCAATTTAACCAATCAAAAAGATATGCTGTAAAGGGTTGCCATATTTTAAAATGCTGACCTGATTTACTTACAGTTGTAGTAAGAGCTGTGTTTAGTAATAGTATACCTTGATTAGCCCATTTTGTAAGATCTTGTTCAGAAGATGTAGCATTACCATTATACACTGTATCATTAATAGCAGTAAGAATATATCTTATACTTGGTTGCAGGTTAGGTGTATTCTTACAGGAAAATGCAATACCATCAGCTACTCCTGGTGTAGGATATGGATCTTGCCCAACTACTATTACTTTTAGTTTATCATAAGGACATTCTTCAAAAGCTCTAAACATATTTTTAAAAGTTGGAGTAAATCTTTTACCCTCACTTGATTGTTTAGCTAATTCTTTTATGATATTATCAAAGTCTTTACTGTAAATAAATCCTTTTAGTATGCGGGCCCATCCTGAAGCCTTTAAATTATTATACAATTTGTTTTTTATATCTTCAATATTGATAGTTGATTTCATTTTAGTATATTTGTTATATGATTAAAGTTAAAGAATTAAAAAATGATGCTACAGTAGACATTAAAGTTAATAAAGCATTTTATTTAATGGTTAAAAATGTTTCTTTATATCTATTTAAGCAAATGCCTAAAGAAGAAGTAGAAAGAGAAAATGCTCTTAAAAAAATAATGGAAGATAAATATGAAAATCTTGATGAAATTCAAAAAGCTTTTTATACTGTTACATTATTACTTGCAGAAATAGAAATTCAAGGTAAAAATAATAATCTCTATGAAGAGAAAGAAATTCTTGAGCCTGGTGATGAAGGATATGTACCTCCTACTGAGTAAAGTCCATATTAAAGTCTCTACCTATTTCATTACAAACCTCTATTGCCATAGTAATTTCATCTTTACTGCAGTGAGCAAAAGACTTAAGGTCTTCTTCTCCTTCAATATATAGCCCTGCTTTTTCCTTAACGATGCTTTTCATTTCATCAAATGTGTATCCAGCTTCTCCAGCTAATAGTCTTATACATGTGTGGACTTTTGTGATCTGAGCTGTTGATGCTTTCTTTGAAACTACATCCACAAAAAACTCTAAATCTTGTCCTTCTTTAAGTTTATCTACAAACAAACGGTATCTTAATTTATCTGAGTCATTCTTATAAATTATTTTACCATTGTGTTTGGTCATCTTAAGTGTTAACATAAATTTAGTTTTGCCAGGAAGTAATCATCTCTTTAAGAGCCTTGATATCTTCAGGATCTTTTATAGTACAATTGGCCCAATGATAATGATATACAAACCATTCATCCTTACCACCTTTATCTTCTATTTGTTTACTATCTGTACTTGTAAGATGTAATACATTTCCTATTTTTAGATTATAGTAGTAATAATCAAACTCATTACCACTCATATGCTTTAAGACTTTAACCTTTTCAAAGCCTAAGTCTTTTAGTTCTTGTTCTGTCATTTTTCTCCAGTTAAAATTTTTAAATCATGAAATGCATAGTTAGCTACCACTTTATCATAAGCAGTAATATGTTGACTAAACTCTCCATGATCTTTTATTCTTTGAGTTCTTAGAGTTTTTACAGTTAGAAATGCAACAAAATGATTGTCTGTATCATCTGAATGTAACATTCTAATTATATTATCTGCTTCCTCATGACTTATGTAACCCATTTCTTTAAGAATACCTAGCTCTGCACAAAACATTAGCATATAGGCATCTTTAAGATTATCTTTCTTTGTACCTGATGAGTACATAAACCACAGGTAATTAAGATTTTTATTTGCAGTGTGTTTAGTTATCTCAAAATGTTCTTTAATTATCTTTTTTAAGAAGTTAGATATCTTCCTGGTTACTTCCATTTTCATCTGATACTTCAAATAGTTCTAAAAAATCATCTCTAGTTAATTGTTTTTGATTACAAAAAATTTCTATTGCTTCTTCCTTATCTTCACAACTAACAAGAGATATTGCTTCTTGACTTATATCTCCTTTGATATAAAACGTGTACATTTGTTTTGGCATGGTTTAAATTTTATAATTAATGATCTGCGTATCTACCAGCTCTTTTGAACTTATAGTTTAATTTAGTAAAATTTTCTGGAACTTCCTCTAGAATACCAATTCTATTACCTTTCCAACTACCTACTAAATTCATATCACTACCATGATAATCTCCACCACCACTTCCATTTCCATCTGCTAGCAATAATGGCATAGGATGTATTGCTATTTCTTCAGTATACCCATCAGTATATCCAACAAAGTCAGGAGTAGTATCTTGTTTATCTACATACTCTTTTGTATCATAGTTAACGACATATCTATACTTGTCTGGTATTGCTTCAATCAAACCCTTAAGTTCAACCCAGTCTTTAGCTTTATCTTCATAAAGTACTGACCACAAGTCCATCTCTCCATAATCTCCACCCCATACTATTCTATCTTTATGCCATCTTCCTCCTTCTACAAGTAACATTTCTACAGAACTGACAGATTCATTATCTATGTAGCTATGCTCCATAAGTTTTAACCAATCCGGTTTTACAACTTCTTCTTTATCTAAATTAAACGCTTTAAAATATTGTCCCATTCTTCCTTTTATTAAGTTATCAACAAATATGCTAGGACTATGATAATACCTTGCCATATCAGTCTTCTTGATTCTTTTTATATTCTTTTAATGCATCTAGCATTCCGAGATTAAATGCATAATCCCTATTATATTCAGGCATATTTCTACTATACCCGAACTCCTTTTCAAACTTTTCTACAACAGTTTTCTTAACACCAATTGCTACATCTAGAGTACCGTAAGTACTACTATGTAAGTGCTGTATTAATACTTTACCAGCCCATGTTCCTTCCATGTACTCAAAATCTTCTTCAATTGGTTTCATCTATCATGTTTTATAACTGTTTCTATTACTGTGCTGAAGCATTCAGGACACACTTCATTTTCTTGATCATGCTTATATGACCAGGTTTTACCGCAGTGTGTACAAAAATACTTAATAGAATTTAATTCTTCAGCGTATTTCTTTACATAAGTGTTTACATCTCCCTCATACTCCTCTGCTCTCATTTGTATAAATACATCTTTCATTCTTCCCATACTTCATAATTCAAGTTCTAATATTTCTTTAATATATTCTGGTACTTCTTCTTCTTCTTTACTATCTTTAATATAGTTTTTAAGTACCCAATATGCTTTCTTATACATTTCTAATTCAGATTCTTTTTTATTCTTTTTGATTTCTAAAAGTTCTGTTTTTAAATTTTGAATCTGATCTTCCAATCCTTTTGTGTAAATCATACTACCTTTCATCATCTTCTTCTCTTATAGATTCTTATTTTATAACAGAATACATTTAGTCTAAATATTCTTTTCCACTTACTCATTTTTTAATTTTCTTTTTAGTATCCCATAATACTTCAAATGTTATACTTTCTTTTTCAACTCTATCTAAACCTAGATCAATAAGTAATCTTAGTGCTGATCTATTATTATCAACGTGATACTTTTCTCTAAACAATTGTATTCTGTTAAGAGTAGCTGCATCTAAGAATATTGTCTTTGTTCTTTCTCTACCTTTTGCTATTGGCATATCATTATCTGGTACATCAAAAGGATATTTTTTTTGTAAGTGTATAGTGTTCTGTTCAAATAAAGGATCACCTGATTTAACTAAATATATAGGTTGTCTTTTAGAATGTGATACGGAACATCTCTTAATATCAAGGTTACTTGCAATATATTCTTCAGAACATTTAAACTTATAATGTAATATACATATTAGATAGTTTCTCCTATCTAAATAAACTCTTTTTCTTGTTGCTTTACTTGGTACTAGTTTTCTTAACTCTTGTACTACATCAAGCATTGAATATTGTTTGCTCATATAAAAAATGGAAATAAAAATCCTTTGATCTCAGCTACTAAGCTACCGAATATTATTGAATTCCAAAAGGAATGAGTGTTATAATATTCCCAAAAAAAATACAAGGCAAATACTTGTGTAAATAGTAAATACATATAGCTAACTATCATAAGATAGCAGCCTAGATCATTAGACTTTTTCATAAATAAAATTAATTTAAACTTTCAAAGTTTGCTACTGCAGGTGTATCATCTTCATCATCATCACCATTATCATCAGGATCATAATCTCTCAGATCTTCTAATACCATAGCAATACTAACATCTAATAAAAATATAAATCTGTCTGCATCATAAAACTCATAGGGAAAACAAGATTCATCTAACTCTACTTCTTCAAATTTGTAACCAATCTTAAAGTTTTGAATCTCAAGTTTAGCTACTTCTTTAATTGTATAGATTTCATCTTGTTTTACCCACAAATCTTCTGGAATCTCCTCTGGTTTATTAGAGGCATCAATGCATATCACTCTTAATGGTTTCATGAAGATCAACTTTGAGTCCTAAGTTATCTAATTCTAACTTAGTTTCCAAGACTTCATCAAAATTTCCACTAAAGACATCACATTTTCCAGTAGCATCAGTGATTAATACACACTGTTCTGCTTGTTTTATATCATGATCACAAAACTTTATTAATGAAGCCATTACGAATTCAAAACTATGATCATCATCATTATACAGTGTTACTTTATGTGTTCTTACCTTTTCTTCCATACTATAATTTACGAAAAATTTACCAGATTTTTATATTAAAATCTTTGAATATTATTTTATCTTTATCAAAAGGTTCTAATGCGTTTGCTACCCATTTCTCATCTATAGTATCTTTGTAACATAAGATATGAATTATAGATGTGTCATCAGGATTTAATCTTAAAAGCCTACCAATTCTTTGACTAGCTTTTCTTTCATTACCATATGCATGCATAATAATTCCTTGTTTTAGATTAGGTATATTTACACCTTCACTTAACTGTAATACACAAGATAGTCTATTGATCTTACCTTCTTTAAATAGTTTAAGATTGTCTTCTGAATCAATGTTATTACTATGATAACTATGCTCTGATAACTTATCAGCTTGCTCTTGAGTATTTGCAAAGATTAAACATTTATCTTTGTCAGTATTCTCTATAGAATGAGCAAGTATCTTAGTATACTTTTCTTTACTAGGAAAATCTTTTAAAGCTCTCATTCTTTGAATTCTAGCTATATTTATTTCTTTAGGAGTAAAAGCATTATCTAGTCTAGTATTCCAATAGTTATAACTTTTCTTTTCAGAAGTATTAAACTTTAATTTTCCAAATTTTGCAGTAACAGGTATTACTGGTTTAGAAGTAAGTTGTATATGATGTACAACTATTTTATAATCATTTAGAATTTTATCATCAATAGCTTCATCAGCTAAATAGTTCCAAACAATTGGACAGTACTCTTGTACCATCCTGCCCTTTTCAGAATTTGTAAATCTGGGAGGAGTACCAGTGAGTCCTAAAATCTTACCATTATAATTAGATAAGAATGTCCTATGACTATCTAATAAACTATGACACTCATCTAGATAAATAACATCATATTCTTTAGGATCTTTTTTGTTTAAACTTCTATAAGTTGTAAACTCTGTAATTGATATCACTTTAGTTTTATTAAATAAGACTGCCTGTGATCTCCACTCTTCCATAATAGCTTTCTTAGGAGCTACTACTAAATACTTCTTCAAAGGACTATACTCTTTTTCCATATGTTTAAGACCTAGTAAAGTCTTACCTACACCTGTTGCTAAACCTAAGCCACATCTTTTGACTCTATCAGTTTGCTTCAGGGCAATCTCTTGAATTTTTGTTTTGTCCATATTATTTTAAATAATTTAATTCTCTTGCTTCTTTAGGATTAGTATGTATCCAGTTATGACAACTTCTACATACAGGTAACCAAGTAGATTGTATTAAATAATACACATCTCTTTCACTGCCACCTCTTGTATGATGTACATCTGTTGCATGTGTTGTGCATCCTTTTACTTTTACTTTACATAATGAGTTTTCAGTTAAGTATCTTTTTCTTAACTTTAAATATTCATTATCTTTCTTTTGTCTTCTGGCAGAACTATGACGGATGGCTGACGTAGTTGGTTTTTTAACACCTTCTTTAGCCTTGTGGCAACTCCAGCATTTTTTACACCAGCGCATGCCGCCATAATTTTTCCAGATATAAGTGAGTTCTTCACAAGAATCACACACTTTCTTTTTAGCTTTTATCATTTACATTGATACTTTAACCTTGGTAATTTTTGAGAATTATTTCTCTTTAATTTAGACTTAGGTTGTTCTGTGATATTCATAAAATTATGAGGTAAGACACCTTCCTTTATAAATATTTGAACTATATCATCTTTAGATATACCTAGGTCAGCAAAGGTAAGAGTATTTTTAAACTTATCATCTGTAAAACTATTTTCAATGAACCAATCAGTTAATGGTGCATCTGGAAACAAAGTCTTAAATATAAAGTTTGAGTATCTATTTGTACTTTCCTGTTTAAGTTTATTAATAACTTTTTGAGCTCTCAGATATACTCTACTTATTCTTTGTTTCTTTTGTTTACAAGTATTATTATACTCTTCTTTAGTCATTGCTTTAAATCCATATAAAGCTCTTTTGTAAAGATAATTTTGGTAAGCAGTATATTTATCCTGCTCATACTTAACGAAGCTTTTTGGGTTAGCTTCTAACTTTTGAAAGTCTGACAGCTTGCCTGCAAACTGATACTTTCCTCTGCGATTTGAAATTTGTTTTTTCATGTGTTATACATTTGGGGATTAATAAAAAAAGGGAGAAAGTAACCTACTCCTTCCTCCCTGTAGTTTAGCCTAAACTAAATAAGCTAAATGTTATAGTGAGAAATCATCTTCAAAAGATGTTTCTGATAAACTTTCAGATGTACTAGTTGATACATCTTCAGTATCCTTTTGTGATTCATACGCTGCTCTAAGCTCTTCTATGTTATCATGTTGAATTAAAGTATCTTCAACATTAGAAGCTGTTGTGTAGTATGTTCTACGGTAAATTGGACAACCATCAACTGTTAAGAATATACCTGTGTCACCAGCTTTCTTCTTGTCTTTCTCAGCTGTAGCTAAACTAAAAGGAGTTAATTGTTCTTTTATATAAACATTTCCTATTAGCTTATCTCCTGCTTGAAGTCCCATACTTTTCAATTTTTCCATAGGTCCGTGGAATAAAGCACTAACTTCTTTTTCTCCATAGAAGTTATCTTTTACTACAAGTTTTTCTTGTACTACTCTAATGAATCCCCATTCAGGATTCTTTGACTGTTTAATAATACAGCCTGCTTTGTCTGCAGAAACTCTCACAGGAGGTTTCTCTTGATCTAATTTTAGACTCATAATTTAAAAGGTTAATAAATAAATAATTGATTGAGCAGAACTTACTATACTCTTGACTGCTCACATCAAGAGTAAGAATAGTTATTACTATTATTTTAAAAGATCTTCTATATCATCTAGATTATTGAGATCAATATCTCTAAGATCATCATCATCAATTGGTTTAATGATGTCATCATCATCTGTTGATAAACTTGGAATAGATTTTCTACTAATTGCAGAACCTTGAAAAGGATTATTAACGTAGTCACCAGCATTCATGGCCATAAGATATTGGATGTCTTGATCTGTGAGGTTTAAAAACTCCTCAATACTCAAGTAAACAACCTTGCCATTTGGTAACTGATACTGCATCTCATTATAGTAGACGTAAATATATTATATTTTATGCAGAAATTTTAGTTTAAACATTAAATATTTGCCACTATATAGCTATTCTTTGAAAATGGGGGACGTTTATCCCCCATATTTCATTCAGGAAAAGTACATTCTTGAGAACATACTATTTTTAATTAGGTATTTCTGCGTCTGTAATCTCTAATCTGTGCAAGTAAGCCTTCATTATAATGATCAAACCAATATGGTCCTCTCTCATGATGCTTCCCCGGCATCATAAACTTTTTAACTTTAGGCATAGCTCCTAGTCTAAATCCTACAATAAAGTGTTTTAATTTTTCTTTCTTTGCCATGATTAAAGTATTAAAGAGATTAATAATATAATATTGATAGATACTACAAAGACTATTAATCTTTTCTTTAGTCTAAGTATTCTTGCTCTACATAATAATTCTATGTGATTAGTAATGTGAAACTGCGCTTGTTCTTTAAGCATATCAAGAGTAGAAGCATCTGCTGTTCCTCTTTCAATATGCATTTGATAATAGTTATAATCAAACATTGCTAAATCATTCTCAAGTCTTCTTATCTTTTCCTGAAGATATTTGACATCCGTCTCTGGATTATGGGCAAAGAAATCCTTTACCCTTTTAATTAAGTGTTTCATAAGTATATAAATTAAGTGGTTTACAAATTAATTGGTCCAGGAAACATGTACTCTTTTTTATTAAAAGTATGTACTAAATATTTACTGGGAATGAACCATCCTTTATCTTCTACATAGCAAGCTTCATCAGAGAACCAATCCTCATCCATATATCTACGTACTTGTTGTTCATCTACAAGTAAATAACTTAATTCTATGAGTTCAGTCTTGTTCAACTTCTGTTACTTTATAGGTTGATGTACTGTCATAGTCTGGATGAGCCTCAATTCTATCAGCTTCTTCTAGAGGTTCAAAGTTAGGATCATTAACTTTATTTTCTATCTGTTCCAGTGCCTCTTTTTTATTGCTAGCATTAACGGAATATACAAAGTTAACCACTCCTTTTGTAATTTGAGTGACTTCATACTTGCCTTTCTTTGCTCTTTTAAAGTATAACATGTTGTAAAGATAGTAAAAAAAATACTTGTTCAGGTACAAGTATTAAAACCTTTCTTGTTTAAAGCACAAGAATTGCTTACTAGTATTAATAAAGCAGTCATCTAACCTCCAGTTTTAACGTGCCTGAGCATTACTATAGTTTATAGCTAGCCAACTATAGAACTCTAAGTAACCTTCAACGGATCAAAGACTCCTGCTTTAATATTTATAAATTAAAAAGGGCAATGAAAGGTTTTCTGCTTGGGTAATTTAAACCTCCGAATTTCACGGTATACAATCACTGCCCTAGACCTTAGTTCTTTAAAAGTCTTTGTATGAATAATATGATAGGTATGAATAACAGACCAATGATACAACCAAGTGCTGTACCATTAGCTAAACATAAGTTACCTGCTATTGCACCACCAAGCCAATCACTTGTGGCGTTACCTAAACCTGCACCAATAACGGTGCCCAATCCTTTTTGGAATCTTGAAGGGAGATACTTCTCCACTTCATATCCTGTCATTGCTCCAATAATCATTACAAGATTATCTATAATACCGAATACTATAAATTCTAATGTCATAATAATTAGTTTGAAGTTATATCATCAGGATAAGCCTCATTATATGAGAATTCCAGTGTCTGAATCCAATTTAATATCTCTCCTTTATAGCAGTATTCATACATAAATGCTCTATCATTATCAGATACATCTTGCAGACGTAAAGCTTCATCAAGATATTTAAATCCGTATTCTTCTGTAGCACCATGTAAGCCTTCTTCTTGTAGATCAAGAATAGTTAATCCTATTCCATCAAAAGCTACCGAGTTAGCATTAGGAAATACTACGTAAAGTTCTCTACCTTCATTGTCCTGATTCATAGGAACAACTACTCCGGCAGATAACATAAGTTTAAAAATAAGTAATGTAAGTGTTTTCATAAGTAATAGTTTAAGTGTTTAATTAATTGTTTTTAATTTGATAAAAATGGCAGTTTTGTTACGCTGAGATTACTGCCAACTCCTATTATCTAAGGAAGAGAGTGAGTACGCAAATGTTTTACTCTCTATTATGTTGATACTGCCACGTCTGGACTTACACTCTTCAACACCTTAAAAGTTTCCTGGTGCTACTTGTAACACCCGTAAACCTAATGACCTCCACATTTCAACAACCTGGTCTCTGTCATCAATGACATACTTAACATCATACTTAGGTCTGATATGATCCATATAGATCTCAGACTTAATGATGTTATCTTTCCTAAAGTCACCTGCTTTTCTGATATAAAAATCATCATAAGGTACTTTATGATCATGCAACCATTGTTTTGTTGCCGCTTCACAAACACCATCTCTACCTGTAGTAATGATAATACTGTATTTAGGTTCAAATTCTAAATCTGGATGTATTTCTAAACCTGCATCAAATCCAACACATGCTAAATCTTTAACAAGATCAATAATATCTTGATGGGGTCTATCAAGGTGAACTTTGTCCCACTCAAAAGGTCCTCTAATACCTCTCATATCTGCTAACGTCCCGTCAACATCTACAATAATTGCTAATTCTTTTTTCATAAGCTTATGCGTCTTTAACTTTAATTGATTAATAATTGTTCTGATATAAAAAAAAAGGCTGAGAGCTTGACCTTTTACGTACAGATTAATTAGGATTTCTCCAACTATCTCACACAAACTATTTCTAATTTGTACTGTACATGTTCACGGATTAAGATGTCCGCCATCACTACTATTGTTTACATAAGTTCACTTTCATACCGCATGCCTTACGAGCTAAAGAGGGTGTCCCCTCACTACAGATACTACTGGATTCCTTCATGGCAAGCCTTGCGAGCTATCCATGCCTCCATATTGCAGAAGGATAAGAACATTGTTGCCTTTAATGGCATCACAATAGTCTCTAAACTAATTTTGCTTTTAAGTTATTACTTGATATTTAAATTAAACTTTGCCAATCTAATGGCTTAAAAAGGTTTCAGGTTAGTGATAGAAGGCGCTTAGAGTTTATGTAATCATGCTTCCTTTTGGGAAGTTTAGATTACTACTCCTACCTGCTTTTGCTTGTCAAAGCTACTAACTAAATGAATATTTATGTGAACACGTAATTTCTTACAGCATTCTAAATACAAATTCTAATACCAGCTCTAAGTGCGACAACACCATAGTACCAATATCTATCCCAATTCTTATTGCCTTTTAAGCTCAAGAGCATGCCTGTCATACTCTCCATGCAACTCACAAACCCGTGGGATTTATTGCTGCCGTTACATGGATATTGGAATACTCTTCTATAAAATACATATAGCAAGCTATACATATCTCCGTAGTCTATTACCAAGACGACTACAGATTTATACCATTACTGGTTTATCTTAACGGTTTGAGAGCAACCGCATGACCATAAGGCCATGAGATGCTTATACTATAGCAAGCTATAGATAAACACCAAATGTCATTGTGCCTCTTTAGAAGCACTTTTGTGTTTTACCTTCCGGTAATACTTTTTTTTGTTCCTTTGAACTCTATGTTTCATAGCGTCCTGGATTTCTTTTTGAGTAATTATAATCTTTTTCATAATAGTTAAACGTTTTTAATTGTCATAGGAGATAACATAAGCGCCCAAAATCCATAAATAACTAAGGACTTTCCAAGCGAGAATGAATCTCCGGAAGAAAATACTGAAGTAAATGTACCCAATAAGAGTACAGCAAATAAGTAATGCGTAATTTGTTTCATAAGTGTTAATTTAATTTGTTAAATTAATAGAGTGAGGTACACGGCTAAGACCTGCAGGGTTTGTGTATCCAGTCAGTGACCGAAGTATAACTGTCCTCCCTCACTCCAATAATAATATAACTACCGTCCCACCTGTCCTATGCTGCAGCACTTTACAGGCACCGACCCTCCTACATGTGTAAAGAATCTATACATCTCTACACCGAAACAGTAGTTATAAATATATAAAACTACTTTTATTCCTGATTGCTTATAAAGGTACTAGTAACCTTGTCAATCAGTGTGGGAAAGTAGCAAAACCACAATACAATAATAATATAATAGAGTGCAATCTATTGACACACTGAATAAATAATAAGGCATCTTCACATACGGATATCATTTAATAATCCCTTAATGGATTAACCTTATTAAATATACAACTACATTAAGATATAAACCAAGGATGCTACCTCATCTAGATAGGCGTTTTAAAGCAGATTTTCCAGTCAAGCTGGCTCCTCCTTGTAGTTGTATAATTCCGGTGAATAAGTCTATGAAACTCTATAACATACTATAAGAGATTATATAAGTAATGTATATAGTGATAGATAGACTAATGTGTGTAGGCAAATAGCTATTGTCAACCAAAGAATAGCTATATATAATATATAATGAGCCATAACAATTCTTTTTTAAGCTTTAAGCCTAAGAAAGAAGGGTTGTTTGACTCCTACTGTGTTAACAACACACAAATGTTTATAGAACTTTGTAAAATATTACATGTTCTTTTAAGCTCTTGCGTGTTTTATTATAAAACCGTTAACACTACCTACACACAATCAATTCAGAGATGTCTTCAAGCCAAATTCTTTAGAATAAAGAATTTTTCTAAGGCAGAAAAAAAGACAGAGTATTAGTCTGTCTTTTGTGTGTAGGTTTATTTGCCTGCTTCAGAGAAATCAGCTGCAGTAACTTCTACATCAAAGTCACTGTTAGATACTGACTGTCTTTGAGACAATGCAGAGCAAATAAATAGCGGGTCATTATCAGCAGTTAATGTGATTTCTGCAAGATAATGGCTACCGACAGTAACGCCTTTTTGGTAGTTACTCTCATACATCATTGCACCAGGAGTCATAACTTTATTACCGTTATCAAACTTGATTGTACAAAGGCGGTACTGAGTACCATTCTTGTTTTCATAAACGTCATTCTCATTAATTGAGATTAACTCTGCTGATACCTGCGCTACTTTAGCGGGTGTGCCGTTACTTAAAGTAACGCTTTCAAATTTAGGCTTTGCCATAATTGTAAATTTAAATGATTAATAATTCCTATCAATTAAGAGATGTCTAAAAGCCAAATTTTAGAATAAAATTTTTAGTCTCTTGCGCCTTTGCGCAAACGGGCATATATGCTCCCCAAGTTGGTTGAAAAAAAATAGTAAACCTACGCTATCACCTGTAGATTGACTCATATCAATTAAGAGAGGTCTTCCAAAAAAAAGTAGACCTAATCATTACTACATGCAATTAACTTTAGATGTGGGATATATTAATTATGCACACCACTTATTGACTTAGGACTACTCAATATAAATTAAGAGAGGTCTACTAAAAAAAATCCTCTATACAGAGGACTCTTTATTAGAACTTAGAAATTATGCTTTGAATCATTAGCATTTGGTCAGCATAGTGCTGTTCTTCTGCAATCTTTGCTTTAAGCTGGTGTAATATAGCATCAGCTTGTTGCATCTCCATATGGAAGAAATCAGTATCTGTGTACCTTTCTTCTTGCGGAAGATCTAATTCATTTTCATATTCTCTAATCATGTCAATAATAAATGCGGATATCATAATTTTATAAATTTAAAGTTCCCTATTAATTCAGAGAGGTCTAAAAAAAATACAGAGATCTAGTCTCCGTACTTATTATTTAGTTTATACTGTGAGTATAGCAGAATTGATACCAGAATAATAGTAGCTATATCATTCATGAGGTTACAATTTTATCTCTGCATGCCATTGCACCTCTGAATAATCCTACTGAAACGGTTACAAAGGTTATGCATGCAAATGTTCCTGCCATTATACCATACTTGGGACCTAAATGAATTAAGTCAATTATACCAAATAAGCTTACTATTCCGGTTAATATAGCAAGTACCATATACGTATGATACATTACTATTAATTGTGTTTTTCTTTTCATGGCTTATAGTATTACTCCGATTAGTACTAGAAATGTAGGTATTACTATTGGTGCAGATAAACATATACCGGCAATAATTGCTTTGACCTTGTCAGAAGGTAATGTGAGATTATATCTCTTAATTAAATAAATTGAAATCATAATTATAAGTTTTATATTTACAATCAATTCAGAGAGGTCTGAGGGTTGGAGGTGTGAGGGCCTGTGTGTGGGAGAGAGAAGGCAAACCTTCCCTGCAGAAATTTTTTTTGTTTTGTGTAGCCAGGTTTTGTGTGTTGGCCATGCCAAGCAAGGGGGGTAGGCCAGAGGGGTGGTGGCAGGGGGGTGCTGCTACATAATACCCACTACAACTTATTACACATTATTTTTCCATATACCGTTGTATCTAAAAAAAGTTATTATATTTGTGATGTTCAAATATATTTTCATATTCTTCCTGAAGGGCTGCTCTAGTTAGTGGCCCTTTTTCTATGGTAGTGTATGGGGCAATATTAAAATTTTTTTGTATATTAGTTGTATATACGTATTTTAATAACTAAAAATAAGAAATTATGCCAAGAGGTAAAGGAACATATGGATCTAAAGTAGGTAGACCCAAAAAAAAGAAAATGAAGAAAATGATGGGAGGCGGTTCAAGTAAAGCTGCTAAACCCACGGCTAAATCAGTTTATAAAAAAGGTGGTGCCAAGAAAAAGAAGTTAAAAAAGTATCAAACCGCTGGTCCTAAAACTGAGTTTATGGATGCAGTTAGTAATGTTAACTTTGTTCCATTTAGAAGTGAGTCAGATAAATTTGCTACAGAACTGGATCAACTTGGTTCAGTTGATAGACAAATCATAGACAGCATGATGCAAAATAAAGTAGATAATAGGAATGCAGAAATGCTAGCAGCTGCAAGAAAAGAAGCTGCAAGACAAAAGCAATTGGCATTGGAACAAATGGACCAAAGAGTTAATGAGTCGTTTGATGCTGATCTTAATAAAAGGTGGAAAGAAATGAATATTCCGGCTTTTGGAACAGAAACAAATCCAATTCCTCTTGACGAGGTTACTATTCCTGGTAACAGAAAGACAGGTGGTTCAGTAATTAATGGTAAAAGTTTAAGAAGTACTAGAAGTTATAAAAGATAAAACAATTATTATGGCAAAAAGAAAAAAAAGATTAAAGAAAGCGCAACGTGGTTTAATAGGTCCTCAGACCAAGGAAGATGCTATGTTTTATGATGCTATTAATAATACTAATATTGTTCCATTTAGAAGTTTTGGTGATATGAAGGCGACAGAACGTGAAAATGACCCTGAAGCTAGAGAAGCAGATTATATATTCAATAACCCCCGCCAGCTTAAAAAAAGAAATGCACTAGATACAATGTATCCTGAAATAGATCCTAGAACGTACCAACAAAATTTAAGAGATATGCAACAAAGCATGGATAGCATTAACGCTCCACGTCCATCTCTTAGAGGTGTGCAGGAAAGAAGATCTCGTCCAATACCAGGTCCAACTACTGGTCAAAAAGGTGGGATGACAGGTCAAGATCTTAATAAGATTCAAGCATCAAACGCAAAGAAAAATGTTATGTTTGGCATAATGAAAGATGCGTATGATAGACGTAAAAAGAAAAGAGGCGGTGCTACAAAAATGGGAATGGGTGGAATGTGTCCTCCTAAAGTAATCCAAGGTAAATCTTTAAGATAATGGGATTACTTAACCCAAAGTGGAGACGTAAGTTAGATGTGCTGACATCATTAGCAACTATAACCCTAGCATCTGTTTGTCTAGGGTTTTATATATATTGTTTAGTTACTGATCAATATTTAGATAGTTGGTATTTAAAGATCGGTGTAGGTATAGCATGTATTGGAGCATTAGGAGGAACTATAGCTCATGAACTAGATTATTATAAAAGAAAAAAAGATTAGAATGGAATTGTTAATGTTTTTCCTGGCTGGCGTAGCAGAAGCTCATATGGATACATTACAATTTCATTTTTATAGATCTAGATTCAGTTCATTCAATCACGCTTTTTGGAATCCGGAAATATCTTGGAGAAATAAGTACAAGCTTAATGATCCTAGATACGGAGCTAAGTTTCCAGGTTCTACTACAATATTTGTATTTGTAACAGATGCATGGCATCTAATGAAGTTCTTTAGAAATATCTTTTTATTTGTTGGATTGTTCTTTACATTAGGAGAAAACTATGGAAATCTTGCAGATGCTATTATAATAACTATAGTGTGTAGAGCTGTATATGGTTTAGGCTTCTCTGCATTTATGAACAGATTACTTAGAAATTAAAAATATTTTTTGTATATTAATATTAGTATACTAATTGAGAATTTATAAATTTAAAAAAAATGGCACTTAAGAAAATAATTCCTTCTTCCCCAAATGCAAACCTTTTGAAGGGAGAAGATATGACTCCTTTAAAAGTAGGAGATTGGAACAACGATTTAAAAGCACAAGTAGAAGCAGAAGTAGGAACTAATGCAACAGCTATTGCTTTAAAAGCAGATATTAATGATCCTAAGTTTACTGGTCTTGTTACATTACCAGATTTAACACCAATTAACCCCTTACTACCACCACCAGTTGCGGCAGCTGGAAATGAATATCTTATTGCAGGAACTGTAGGTTTAATTCTAGGATTACCCGCTCCATCAGAAGGCGCAAGAATAACTGTTTTAATAACAGAAAAGGTAACTGCTGGTACTCATGTTATAGGAACTAGTGCAGGAACCACAATGAGTGGTTATGCCCTAGTTAACAGTCACATAGCTGGAGGAGATGCTATATCTTATTTTGCTGCTGCAGGAAGTACTGCGATTACATTAAACGGTACTACAACAGGCGGACTAATTGGTGATAAAATTGAGTTTATAGGTATCTCTGATACTGAGTGGAGAGTACGTGCAGAATTAGGTCATTCTGGTACTGCAGCAACTCCATTCTCATAATCTAATTAAAAACATTATAAATTTAAAAAAAATGGAAAAGTATTTTCAATTTCAGGCAAGACCTGAAGCATCTAGACCTCCCATGTTTCAACTTGTAAACATGAGTAATGTTAAATATCTTTGGGTAAAGGATGATAATCAGTTATTTTTTATAAGTAACAGTATTGATAATTCAGCAGGATTAGTCCTTACAGGATCTTTAGAAAACAGTGCTGGTTATATTAAAGCTTATCTTGAAAGAGAATGGCAACAACTAATAAATTCAAATGATAAAATAAGAGTTATACCATCTGTAATACCTGTTACTGTACCAGGAGAGAAAGAAGACTGTGAACTTAACACTTGGGAAGCATGGGAACTAACAGCTGGTTTTGATCCAGAAAATTGTAATATATTAAACGTAGAAATTAATCCAGAAGGACTAGGTAGTATTACTATAGGTTCTCCATTTGTAATAGAAAGCTTTTCAGGATTTTATGCTCAGGCAGAAGGCACACCCTGTGGGACGCAAGATATAGCGTTTCTTACAGGAGTAGGAGAATGTCAACCTAATGGAGTTCCTGTAGGAATCCCTGGGCTTGAAGAATATCTGTTTACAGGTGCTAAAGTACTTTGTGAAATTGAAGGAGGAGAGGCAGTTCAATACTGCTTGATAGCAAAGCCAGTAAGTACAATAGGTCCTGGAGGAAATCCCACAATTAATCTTAGTATAGCACAGGTATTAAGATAACTTTATAATAAGAAGCTCATAATTAATAATTTAATTGGTTATCAAGGCCCTGGATGTATTTCCGGGGCTTTTTGCATATATAGAAAGTTTTTTGTATATTATTATATATATATCATCTGAAAAAATTATAACATGTCTATTGGTAACGTAAAAACAACAGGTAGTAAAGGAAGTAACTGGCCATGGCAATATGCCATGATAAAAACACTAAATAGCATCTCTTCTAGTCTAGGTGCGAGTACAGAGTTTGAATCTAGACTGGTGAGATTAATTGCCTCTCCGTATACATTATACTTAGAGGTAAGACTTTGGGATGTAGATAGTAATACTTGGGATGGTACTCCAAAGTATTATGAAGTAGGGAGTAATACTCCTGTAGCTTTAAATCCTGCTGATGTACAATATGCTGATGAAGATAACGCATTAGTATTAGAAGCAATTAAAACTGCAACTGAAACTACAGCTACTGAAACCACTAGTATAGACAATCATACTGCTGCTATTGAAACAAGTAATGCTTCTATTGAAGCAAGCACTTCTGCTATTGATACAAGTAATGCTGCTATATTAGCTATGAATACAGATATTCTTGCAAAGAATACTGAAATAGAAGTTGATACCTCTGCTATTGATACATCAACTGCAACTACAGCTGCTAATACTACAGCTATAGAGCTTGATACACGTTCTCTTAATGATACTACGGCACTGCCCTCAATTTCAAGATCTGGTACATCAGGTTTAGTAACAATTGCTGCTTCTATGAAGTCTGTATCTTTTTATAATGCAGGTACTCCAAATGCACATGTTTTAGGAATAGTTCTTAAACCAGGAGAGACTGTAAATTTTGATGCGGGTGGTAATATGAATAAGTTTGCCGCAAGTACTTTTGACTATGATCCAGATCCAGGAGCATTAGGTGGAGGAGATCTTTTGGTGATATATGTAGCATAAGTCATGCCTGTTTCTATTAACACACATAAAAGTCTAGGGGTAGGTGTACATACTCATATTGTACCTCCTTCCACACCTACTCATGATTCTGCTTTAATATTAAAGTACACAACTACAACTCCTTCTGAAAGTATTGAGATAAGATCTCGTACTACCAATAACTATGATGTAGACTGGGGAGATAGTTCTCAAGATACAGGCGTAACTGCAACAACAAAAACTCATACATATGCAGCAGCAGGAACATATACTGTAAAAATTACAGGATCATTTCCTCAACCTTATTTCGGAGACATGTCTGCTGCTAATAGAGCAAAACTTGTTGAAATGTCTAATTGGGGAGATATTCAATATACCTATTTATGGGATACATTTAAGAACTGTTCTAATATGCAATATACTGCTACAGATGCTCCTGATCTTTCAACAGCTCCTGCTAATACATCTAGTATGCTTAGAGGACTTTTTCAAAATTGTGATGGTATAACAGGAGCTGTAGATTTAACAAATTGGACTGATTTAGAATGTGTAGGAAGTTTTGGATTATATCAAATGTTTAGAGGTTGTCATAATATAGATTCTATAAATTTATCAGGATGGACTTTAACTCACGGTGATGATTGCAGAGAAATGTTTTATCAAGTTGGAACAGGAACAACTAATGGATGTACTTTTATATTAGATAATATGACTTGGTCTGACAATAGTAGTTTTCAAGCTAATTGGCAATTAGCTAAGATTAATACTATAAGTTTAGATAATTGGGTATTAGATTCTGTATCATCAGTTGTTTTAACTGCTATATTTAAAGAGTCAACTTGTCCACATGCTACTTTTACAGTAGATTTATCAAGTTGGAGTAATACTTCACGAATATCTAAGATAGCTCAAGCATTTTGGGGTTCTGACATTACTTCTATTAATACTACAGGTTGGGATACAAGTAATATAACAGATATTTCTTTTGCTTTTTATGAAGCCTACGATTTAACAGAAATAGTAGGATTAAGTGGTTGGAAAGGAGATAGTATTACAACTATGAGAGCAGCATTTCAAGATGCTCAAAGATTAAGTTTTGCCACTCATAACTTTGATTCAACTTTATGGGGTGCATCATTAACAAATTTAACAAATCTTCTTAGTACTTTTAGAAACTGTTCACTACTTGTAGGTGGTCCACCAATGAATGTAACAGGTTGGGATACATCTAATGTAACTACTATGGAAAGTACATTTTTTACTACTGTTTTTTCAGGAAGCATTGATGTATCATCTTGGGATTTTTCTTCAGTTACCACTTTAAAAGGTTTTATGAGGTCAAATTCTGGAACAACAAGTGCAACCTTTAGTAATCTTTCTAGCAGTTGTACAACTTTTGATACAATATTTTTTGGGGCAGTTTCTGTTCAAACTGTAATATTTGATAGCTCATGTGATTTAAGTGGTGTAACAACTTGGAGCAACGGGTTTAACCTTGCTGCTTCATTAACAACATTAACTCTTGATGCAAGTGCAAGTATTGCAGGAACAACAAATATGACAGCAGCATTTAATACGGCACCTTTAAGCATAACATCATATGATAACTTTTTAATTAGAGCCGCTGCAACAAATACTAATAGTGTAACATTAGGTGCAAACGCTTCTTCATTTACATGTGCTCCATCTGCAGCAGCTACAGCAGAAGCTACATTATTAGCAGCAGGATGGACTATAACAGATTTAGCTTGTACATAAAACATAAAAAATATGCCAGCACAATTTAACATAAATGAAATAACAATTAATAATCCTAATAGATGGTTCTTTGTAATGAATGGTGAAGGAGAAGCAGGTCTTGTAGTATTTGGTTATGCAGGAGATCAAGGAGCTACAAGAGTTAGAACAGGTCAACCTACTATTAATGCTTTTTTAACTGAAGATGAGTTAGAATCATTTGTAAATGAAGATGTGGGTATTGATGACTATTATAAGCTACAAGCAGAAACTTTAGGTAATAAATTTCAAGGACCTTCAAGTAAGTATACTCCTACTCCACCTGAATAAAAGAAATTAAAAAAAAGAAAAATGAAAATAATAGAACATGCTTCTAACATCCACGAAATTGTAATGGATGGGAAAGAGGCTAAAATTGCTATGCTTAGTGATATACATTGGGATAATCCTAAATGCGATAGAGCATTACTTAAAAAAGATTTAGAATATTGTAAAGCTAACAATATACCAATACTAATAAATGGAGACATGTTTTGTCTCATGCAAGGAAGAGGTGATAATAGAAAGAATAAGTCTGACATAAGACCTGAACATAATAATGCTAAATATTTAGATTCAGTTGTAAATACTGCAGTTAAGTGGTGGGGTCCTTATGCTCATTTAATTGCAGTAATAGGTTACGGTAATCATGAAACAGGAGTTCTTAAATGGCAAGAAACTGATATACTAGCTAGATTTGTAAAACTTTTAAATTATGAAAATAATACAGAAGTTAAAGTAGGTGGTTATGGAGGATGGCTTGTTGTAAACCAAGCTTTATCAAGATTTAGTACTGAAGAGGGATCAGAAGAAAAAGAAAAAGGCGGTAGCAGTAAATCAGCATTAATTAAATACTTTCACGGATCTGGTGGTGGAGGTGTAGTGACTAAAGGTGCACTAAACCTTACTAGAGCTTTAGAAAAGTATGAAGACTTTGATGTATTTACTATGGGTCACATACATGAGAACTCTGCAAGAAATGATGTAAGAGATACTATATTAAGAGGTAGAAGTCAATATAGACATTTACAAAAACAGCTTCACTTAATGGTTACAGGTACATATAAAGAAGAATATGCTGATGGTTCTAAAGGTTGGCATGTTGAAAGAGGTGCTCCAGTTAAGCCACTAGGCGGTAGAATATTAAAGATAAGCTATAAAAGAAAACGCAATGGTGGAGTTGACCGTTATGACAGAAGAATTGATAGCTCAAAGTTCCCCTTGTAAATTTCTATAAGTTAAATATATTTTGTATATTATAGTATATTTATTTATTTATAAGAGTGCGAGATGGAAATTACAAGTATGCAAATAGGTTTTGACGCCTTAGTGTCATTACTTTCAGCTTTAATAGGAGCTTTAACAGTATGGTATAGTCTAAAGAATAAAGTTGCTATCCAGCAAGTAGTCTTAGAAAATCTTAAGAAAGATATGGAAGAGATTAAAGCAACTAAAAAAGAGTCACAAATAACACTGCATAAAAGAATTGACATCTTAAAAGATCAGGTAGAAGAAAACAGATCTAAGAATGAAGCATCTATTTCAGAACTTAAAACTGAAATGGGTCAAATGGAACTTAGAATTATTCAAGCTATACATGCAAGTAAAAAGTAAACATATAATATTTAGTTTACTACTTTTATTAACACTTATTTCTTGTAGTCCAAAAGCAAGATTTACAAGACTAGTAGAAAAGCATCCATATTTATTAACTATAGATAGTGTAGAAGTAGTAGATACTGTAAGACTTACTGTAGAAAAGGTAGAACATGATACAGTATTCTCTCAACATTTCTGGACTGAAATTAGAAAGGATACTTTAGTTATAGAAAAGGAAAGACTAAGAATTGAAATATATCATGATACTATTCATGATTCTGTTTATATCAGTGGTAAATGTGATACTGTAACAGTAGAAAAGATTATAGAAAGAAAAATACCTATAAAGTATTATGAAAAAACTCCTAAGTGGAAACAACTTATAAATAAAGGAATATATCTATCTTTAATATTGTTGATCTTATATGGCATATATAGATTATGCAAATTCTTAAAAACTAAATTATGAAAATTTTCTTTAAACAATTATTAAGTGATGAGTCAGGAAATTACTCATCTAAGAGATTATCCGGATTAATATGTATATTTGCTCTTGTAGCGTGTTTAATAGCTAATACGTTTAGTCCTGAAGAGATTAGACCAGCTGAGTATCTAGTAGATGCTGTAGCTTTATTTGCATTTGGTGCATTAGGTCTTACATCAATGGATAAATTTAGTAAAACAAAAAAATGATGTTAATCAAACAAGGAAGTAAAGGATCTCTTGTAGAAGATATACAAGAGTATCTAGGTATCACTGCTGATGGGATCTTTGGGCCCAAAACAAAAGAAGCAGTAATAAAGTTTCAAAAAGAAAATAATCTTTGGGGAGATGGTATAGTAGGTCCTAAGACTATGAATGCAATGGGTATACTAGATACTGATCAAAAAGAAAGAAAGATTATAGAAGGTAACCTGGTTATAAACAAACATTATTTATCTCCTGATGAATACTTTGGAGGGGATAGAGGTAAACATTGGATATTCTTGCATCATACTGCAGGATGGAATAATCCTTATAACACAGTAGATCACTGGAATAATGATAGAAGAGGTAGAGTAGCTACAGAATTTGTTATTGGTGGACAGAATATTAAGAACAATGATTCTAAATATGATGGAGAAATAGTTCAGTGTATGCCTGAAGGAGGATACGGATGGCACTTAGGTACGGGCAACTCAGTAATGCATAGACATTCTGTAGGTATAGAAGTTTGTAACTTTGGATATATACGTAATGGAAGAACATATGCGGGTACTATACCACATGAGAATCAAGTAGTTACACTAAAAGATAAGTTCAGAGGTTTTAAAGAGTGGCATAAATACTCTGATGAACAACTAAGATCTTTAAGAAACTTAATTCTATACATAGCTAATAGAGATAATATAGATCCTACAGCAGGGTTAGTAGATTTAATAAAAGAAAAAGGCGCAGAAGCTTTTGATATATGTAGTGTATCTATGTGTACGGAAACCAAAGGATTATGGAATCATACAAACTGTAGAAAAGGTAAGTTTGATATGGCTCCTCAACAAGAATTAATTGATATGTTATTAAGTCTATAGTTATGAAAATAAGAAATGGTTGGAATGCAAGAAATAAACAATGGGATAAAGTTATTATAAAACTTAGAATCTCATCTCTAGATATATTTGCAATTGAAATAGATCTCTCCCGTGAGTTTTATTTAATCACATTATTAAACTTTACGCTAAAAAATAGATAGTGTAATTATGTGTGTTATAAAGTCTCTTCAGCAATGGGGAGACTTTTTTATGTTTAAATATTTGATGTTTAAACTTTAAATGTATATATTTGTTTAAATCTAAATTATATACATTATGATGACAGCAGAACCAACAGAACAAGAAATGGAGCAAATGTCTCCAGAAGAACTAGCAAAAAAGAAAAAAGAAATGCTAGATTTTTATACTGAATCTATTCCTTACTTAGATGCTCAACACAAATATGAAGAGACTCTTATGAAGTTAGATGAAGTTAGATTTAAAAGAGCTCAGATTCAGATGCAATTTGCAATGATGATGAATCCACCTGAAGAAATGGAAGAAGAGCCTCAAACAAAACCTCAGCCAAAGAAAAGAACGCTTAAGAAAAAATAATGGCAATTGTAAATCAGGTACAAAAGCGTGTAGTGATGTCTAAAAAAGATATCATTAAATATCAGATATTAACTCACTGTTATATAAATAGTATAGCGGTGAGTAATTCTGAACTAGAATGTTTAACGCTATTAAGTGAATCAGGACCAATTGAACTTACTGATTTTTGTTATGATGCAGCTGAGGAATATAAAATATTTAAATCACAACAAACAGTAAGAAACTGTATTAATAAGTGTGCAAAGAATAAACTGGTAATAAAAGATAGAAAGAATAAAAAGATTATTAGTTTAAATAAAAAATTAAAAATACAAACAAACGGAAGTATCTTACTTGACTATAAGTTTTTAGCTAAATGAAACCTAAAAAATATAAAGAGATTTATAAAGAGATAGCTGAAGATTTAGACGCTGATAAAAATTTTATTTCTGCTTGTGTTGATTTTTATTACAGAGATTTAAGATCTACTTTAACAGAACTTAATTATATTTCAATAAATGCTCCTGGATTAGGTGTTTTTAATATTAAAATTAAAGCTGTTAATAAAGAGATTAATAGATGTAAGAAAATTATAAAAAATAAAGATGTTTATACTTTTAACAGCTTTCAGTATTTTAAATATAAAGAGTCATTATTAGAAAAGCTTTATGGTGTTAGAGACAAATACTATGATGAAGTAAATAGAAAAAAAGAATTTAAAAATAAAAAGAATGTTCAGTCTAAAGGAAATTTGGAAGAATAGAAAAAAGATTTTAGAAGGTATAAAAAATGCAGTACTTAGAGATGAGTTTGTAGAAAAACTATTTAATGAAAGACTTAAGATATGTAATTCTTGTGATCAAAAAGGAGATAAATGTGCTGTTCCTGGAACACAGCCTTGTTGTGGAGAATGTGGTTGTGCACTAGGATTTAAACTAAGATCTTTATCTAGTGACTGTCCTTTAGATAAATGGAAAGCAGTTATGACGCAAGAAGAAGAAGATAAACTAAATGAGCTATGAGTATAATATTTAATGCAGAAGATCATAGTTATAAAAGTATAAGCGCTGATGAAAATATTAATTGGATTAGTGTGACTACTCTTATATCTAAATTTAAAAATCCTTTTAATGCAGAAAAGGTAGCTATTAAAGTTTCTAAAAAGAAGAATTCAAAATGGTATGGTATTAAACCTAAAAAGATTCAAGAGATATGGAATAATGAATCTATACGTGCAATGACTTTAGGAACCTTCTATCATGACCAAAGAGAAAAAGATATTTGTAGTTTTAGTTCTATAGAAAGAGAAGGTTTTACTATTCCTGTATTTGCTCCTAAAGGAGAAGAAGATGGAATTAAAATTGCACCAATTCAAAAATTAGATCCAGGTGTGTATCCTGAACATATGGTATATCTAAAATCTGCAGGTATTTGCGGTCAAGCGGATTTAGTAGAAGTAGTTGATGGAAAAGTAAACATAATAGATTATAAAACAAACAAAGAAATTAAAACAAAATCTTTTAAAAATTGGGAAGGTAAATCAGAAAGAATGGCTTTACCTTTATCTCATTTAGATGATTGTAATTTTAGTCATTATGCCTTACAACTCAGTATTTATATGTATATTATAATAAAGCATAACCCTAAACTTAGACCAGGAAAGATACATATACATCATGTTAAATTTGAAGAAGAAGGTAAAGATGACTACGGTTATCCTATAACTAAATATACTCCGGAAGGAGACCCTGTTATAAAAGAGATAATACAAATGCCTATTGATTATTTAAAAGATGAAGTAATAAGTATAATTCATTGGTTATATGATAATAGAATAAAATTTAAATAAAATGGCGTATACTATCAAATTAGATACAGAAATAGTACTTCCTATAATTAATGAATTTGGATTATATAACTATAAACTTTCAACAGCTACTATAGAATTAAATGATGTAAAAGCATATTATTCTTATACAGATTCTGTTGGAGAGATGGTTAATGATTATACTTGGTTAATAATGGCTAGTGGTGCAGCTCTTTTGGTAAATGATACATATGCTACTATTGACGGACTATTAAATCCTTAATTATGATTATAAGATTATTTGATGTAGAAAATAATACTGTAGTACCTACAGAACATTGTTATACACTAAAGACATTAAAGAAAATAATGGATGATTATCCGGATGATTATTTAAAGATATATCAGTATATATTTTATATGACTTATCCTAACCCAGAAGAAAATCCATTTTTTCATACTCCAGAAAGAGACAAAGAAGAATTAATACTCCAAGAAATAGAGGCAGAGTTTTCTACAGAAGATGGAGCCGTAAGACATGCGTTAGCATTTTGTGAAGAAATGTATAGCACCCCTACTTCTAGAGCATATAAAGGAATTAAATCTATGCTTGATAAACTAGCTAGATATATGGAAACAGTTCCTATTGAACATGGTAGAGATGGTAATATAAATTCATTAGTAAATGCAGCTGCAAAATTTGAATCAATAAGATCATCTTTTAAAGGAGCATATAAAGATTTACAAGAAGAACAGCAAAGTCAGGTCCGTGGTGGACAAGGTCTTGCATATGATAGTTAAGATATGGCATATATAGAACATAATTTTTTTCCAATGAAAGTATTCTTAAGAAATGAATACTTATACCAAGATAAAAAAGGTCATGGTGAATTTAGTGAAGGTGTAATAATATCTGTTAGGTGCATGCCTGGACAGGTAGCGTTATTTCAAGTACTCCTTGATAATGGAGTTCTTAGAGATAAACTTCCGTCACACGCATTATTAACTGAACCTAAAACTCCTACTCCTGATTTACCTTTTGATTATCTACAAATATGGAATTGCTTTTCTTATAACTTTACTATAGTACAACTTTCTTATTTATATGATACTCCTGTATCTGTATATATGAAAGATAAGAAGTGGTATGATGGTACATATTATGCTACAATTAACTGGGGTAGTAATGATTCTAATTGTGATTTAACATTATCTGAAGATCCAATGGAACATAAAAGCCATCATATTATATTACTTGATAATGGGCAAATAGCGCTACAACCTAATAATAGAATTAAATGGACTGAGCCTAGTTTTGTAACAAAACCTTTTCCAGCAAAACCTGATTATCTAGTGTGTAAAGATTATTACAATGCTGAAGGATATGAAAAGTGGCATACTGAAGATTCGCAAAGAATGTTTTATGATAATACAGATGTAGAGTGAAACAAGAGTTTGATCCAGAATTATTTGAACTGCTATGCAAAAAGTATAAGGATACTTTAAAAGCTAGAAAGAAACATGATCAAATAAAAAATAGTATAATGAATAAACAAATAAAATTAAGAGCAGTATTACTTTGTATTGGAGTTACAATAGTTCTTACTTTGTTGTTTACAATTTCATTAATAAAAAAGGAACCTGTAAAAATAGAAAAGAATACTGTATCCTTAAAAGAGTATAAGCTTCTAGAAGAAGAAGTTGAAATAATTAGAAAAGATGCTGGAGATATACAATATGATTTGTATCTTACAGAAAAAGAAAATAGAAGACTTCTTGAAGAAAATAAAGTACTTGGATCATTACTTGGAGAAATAGAAAATACAGAGTGCGGTTCTAGATTATTAAAGAAGTTTTGGGACCAACAAGGATATGAGTGAAATATATGAAGATATACCTACATGGGAAGATGGAGAAATTACTTTAACTTCTTTTAGTTCCAGAGATGAATTTGGAGAATATCTTATTAGTTTATTTAAACTACCCGGTCAATATAAGTTTGATAAAACATCAGAAGAATTTATTAAAGAAGGTGTAAACTTTACTAAGGAAAATGTATACTGTACTGCTCCATTTAAATCAAAAGATTTTATTAGGTACTGGGATGGTGAAAAGGCTAAATGCAGAAAAGGCCTGATTGTAAAGTCAGGAGATAAATCTTGGTATATTACAAGAGACTATTATATGTTTCTTAACTTCCTTCCTATATTTGATAAAGAAACACAAAAGTTTGGATTTCCTAAATTAAGGGATGCACAATATCATATGGCATTATATGAAATGCTAGCAGAAATATATTATAGACATTGTGCAATACTAAAGAAAAGACAGTTTGGATCTTCTTACTTTCATATGGCTAAACTTATAAATCAACTTTGGTTTGAAGAAGGTGTTACTTTAAAAATAGGAGCTGCTCTAAAAGATTATATAAATGAAAAAGGATCTTGGAAGTTTTTAAATGAGTATGCGGGATTTTTAAATGAACATACAGCTTGGTATAGACCTATGAATCCTGAAAAGGTTATGATGTGGCAGCAAAAGATTGAAGTAAGAAAAGGAGGCAGAAAAACTCAAGTAGGACTAAAAGGTACTATACAAGGGATGTCTTTTGAAAAAGATGCTACAACAGGAGTAGGAGGACCAGTTAAGTTTTTCTTTCATGAGGAAGCAGGAATTGCTCCTAAGATGAATACCACATATGAATATTTAAGACCTGCAATGAGAGCAGGTCTGGTCACAACTGGTGTGTTTATAGCAGCAGGTTCAGTAGGAGATTTAGATCAGTGTGAACCACTAAAGGATATGATACTTAATCCTGAAATGAATGATATTTATTCTGTAGAAACTAATCTTATAGATAAAAAGAATACAGAAGGAAGATCCGGATTATTTATTCCTGAACAATGGTCTATGCCGCCATTTATAGATGAGTATGGTAACTCTCAAGTTGAAGAAGCATTAGAGGCTTTAAATGACCAATTTGAAAAGTGGAAAAAAGAACTCAGTCCTGAACAGTATCAGTTAAGAATATCTCAGCATCCTAGAAATATTGAAGAGGCCTTTGCCTATAGAAAAGAATCATTATTTCCTCCTAATCTTTTAGCAGCTCAGTTAAAAAGAATAGAAGAAAAAGAATATGCTTATGAACTATTAGAACTTAGCCGTGATGAAAAGTTTAAAATAAAAGCTAAGGAAACTAATAAACAACCAATAAAAGAGTTTCCTATATCTAAAAGATCAGAGAATAAAGAAGGAGCACTAGTAGTATGGGAAAGACCAGTAAAGGATCCTAAGTTTGGAACTTATTATGCTTCTATTGACCCTGTATCAGCAGGTAAGACTACAACCTCAGAATCTCTCTGTTCTATTTATGTTATGAAAGCTCCTGTAGAAGTAACTAAACTAAATGATGCAGAACATGAAAGTTATATAGAACCGGATAAGATTGTAGCAACATGGTGTGGAAGATTTAATGATTTAAAAAAAACACATCAGAAACTTGAAATGATTATAGAGTGGTATAATGCCTGGACAGTAATAGAGAATAACATATCTTTATTTATTCAGTATATGATATCACAAAGAAAACAAAAGTATCTGGTACCAAAGAATCAAATATTATTTCTAAAAGAGTTAGGTTCTAATACTAATGTATATCAAGAATATGGCTGGAGAAATACTGGTAATCTATTTAAAGGTCACTTGCTTAATTACTCAATTGAATATCTTAGAGAAGAGTTAGATGTAGAGACAAAGCCAGATGGTGCAATAGTAAGAACTAAGTATGGTGTAGAAAGAATACCAGACCCAATGCTTTTAAAAGAAATGAGAGAATATCAACCTGGAGTCAATGTTGACCGTTTAATAGCATTTACAGCATTAATTGCCTTTATGACAATTCAAAATTCTAATAGAGGTTATAATAAGAGAACTATCACTGATGATGTCAATAAAAACTTGCAAAAGTCAGATAATTTATTTAAATTAAAATATAGTCCTTTTCGTAATATGGGAAGAGGAAGAATGGTTAACGGCAAGGTTTTTAAGAAGTCAGCTTTTAAAAATTTAAAATAACAATATGCAGGTCCTCAACGCAATGCAGCTCAAAAATGGAGCTAAAGCAGAACATAATAGAATAGGAAATATAACTCAACCTTTACAATTTTTATCTCCAAAAGATAAAGATGGTGAGTGGGCAGCATGGAATATAGACTGGTTAGAGTGGAATGGTCTAAAGCAAATTAAAAGAAATGCTAGAAGACTTTCTAAAAATTATAAACTTGCAAAGGGTATTATAGACAAAACAGATTACATTGTTGAGGAAGACAATGAGTATGCTGAAATAATTGATATTCTTACTAAAGAAGATAGTACAGCATTAGAGTTAAAATTTTATCCTATTATTCCTAATGTAGTTAATGTACTTGTAGCAGAGTTTGCTAAAAGAGCAACTAAGCTTACTTATAGAGCAGTTGATGAAGGTTCATATAATGAAATGCTTGAACAAAAAAGACAAGCTGTTGAAGAAGTACTATTTCAAGATGCTCAGGTAAAAATAGGTACTGCACTATTAGAACAAGGTTTAGATCCCGAATCTGAAGAAGCTCAACAACAACTAGCTCCAGACGCTTTAAAACAATTACCAGAAATTGAATCTTTCTTTAAAAAAGATTATAGATCTATGGTGGAGCAATGGGCTTCTCATCAACATAAAGTTGATGTAGAAAGATTTAAACTAGATGAATTAGAAGAAAGAGCTTTCCGTGATATGCTTATTACAGATAGAGAATTCTGGCATATGAAAATGATGGAGGATGATTACGAAGTAGAGCTATGGAATCCTTTAATTACTTTTTATCATAAATCTCCTGATGTTAGATATATCTCTCAAGGTAATTGGGTAGGGAAAATTGATATGATGACAGGTGCTGATGTAATTGATAAGTATGGTTATCTTATGTCAGAAAAACAATTAGAAGCACTAGAAGCTGTATATCCTATGAAAGCTATAGGATATAACATGACAGGATATCAAAATGACGGGACTTTTTATGATGCAACTAAATCATATGAATCTAATACAAATATGCCTTCTTTAGCTTGGAGATCTTTAGCATCATCTCAAGCTATGTATGGTGATGATGTTGTAGAAAAATTATTGTTACAAGGTGAAGAATATTATGTAGATGGTACTAATGACTTACTTAGAGTTTGTACAGTATATTGGAAGTCTCAAAGAAAAGTAGGACATCTTACTAAAGTAAAGGAAAATGGTGAAGTAGTAAATGAAGTAATTACTGAAGCATATAAAGTTACAGATAAGCCTCAATATGATACTAGATTGTTTAAGAATAAATCTAAAGATAATTTAGTATTTGGAGAACATATAGATTGGATATGGATTAATGAAGTATGGGGTGGTGTTAAAATTGGCCCAAACATTCCTAGTTATTGGGGTATGAATAATCCTGAAGGACTAGATCCTATTTATTTAGGTATTGATAAAAATAATATAGGTCCTCTTAGATTTCAATTTAAAGGAGATTCTAGTTTGTATGGATGCAAGCTTCCGGTAGAAGGGTCTGTGTTTTCAGATAGAAATACTAGATCTACTTCATTAGTAGATATGATGAAACCATATCAGATAGGGTATAACATGGTAAATAATCAAATAGCAGATATACTTGTTGATGAGTTAGGAACTATAATAATGTTAGATCAAAATACTCTACCTAGACATTCATTAGGAGAAGATTGGGGTAAAGGTAATTTAGCTAAGGCTTATGTAGCTATGAAAGATTTCCAAATGTTACCTTTAGATACTTCTATTACAAATACAGAAAATGCATTAAACTTTCAGCATTTCCAAAAATTAGATCTATCTCAGACTAATAGGCTTATGTCTAGAATTCAATTAGGTAATCACTTTAAACAACAAGCTTATGATGTTGTAGGAGTTAATCCTCAAAGAATGGGACAGCAAATAGCACAAACTACAGCAACAGGAGTAGAACAAGCTGTAAGTGCATCATATGCTCAAACAGAAACTTATTTCATGCAACATTGTGATTATTTAATGCCAAGAGTTCATCAAATGAGAACTGATTTAGCTCAGTACTACCATTCAACTAAACCATCTACTAGATTAACTTATATAACAACAGCTGCTGAAAAAGTTAATTTTGAAATAAACGGTACTGATTTATTAATGAGAGATTTAAATATCTTTTCAACTACCAATGCTAATCACAGAGCAGTGCTTGAACAACTTAAACAAATGGCAATGACTAACAATACTACAGGTGCTAGTATTTATGATCTTGGTAAAATTGTTCAGTCAGACTCTATTGCTGATCTTAATAGCGTAATGAAAGCTTCCGAAGAAAAACAACAACAACAACAACAGCAACAACAACAGCAGCAGCAAGAAATGCAACAGCAACAAATTCAAGCTAAAGCAGAAGAAGAAAAACTTAAACGTGAGTATGAAGAAGGTAGAGATGAGAAAGATAGACAAAAAGATATTCTTATTGCTGAGATTAAAGCTGCGGGTTATGGATCTATGTCTGACATAAATCAAAATCAAATGAGTGACTATAGAGATGCTATGGATGATATACGTAAAACAGAACAGTATCAAACTCAAACTCAAATGGCTAGACAAAAAGAATCTAATAGGCAAACGCAAGCTAATCAAAAGAATGCTATTGAAAGAGAAAAACTACAAGTTCAAAGAGATGTGGCACAAACTCAATTACAAATTGCTAGAGAAAATAAAAATCAATTTGATAAACCTCAATCTAAATCTAAAAAAGATAAAGAGAAATAATGCTTGAAAAATTATACAAAAAAATAAAATAGCTATATAGTGCAGATTTTTATCAAAAATTTTTAAATTTCTTAAGTTTATTTTAAAGTTAATTTGTATATTAATAGTAACAGTAATTTAAAACCAACAAAAATGAGTGAAGAAACCAACAACGTGGAAACACAAGACACTACAACGGTAGGTCAGGTAGATGTAGATATTGATAGTATATTTGGGGCAAGTCCTGATGCAAGCAATGTAATGCTACCAACAGAAGAAGAAACTGAAAAACCAACAAATGTCTTAGCGACTGAAAAGCCCTTTGACACAGAGTTCATTGACAAGCCTGCAAAGACAGAAACTAAAACAGAAGAAAAGCCTGTTTCAGATGAAGTAATAGCAGAACAGACAGAAGAAGCAATTGCTGAACTAGATGATTTAATTAGTCAGGAAGAAGATGCTGAAGGAAAAGGAAGACGTAGACTTGATAAAAGTGGTCTTGCAGATTTAGCTAATAAGATGATTGAAGAAGGTTCTTTAATGCCTTTTGATGATGATAAACCTATAGATGATTATACAGCAAAAGATTTTAGAGAATTGTTTGAAGCTAACTTTCAACAAAGAGAAGAAAAAATTAGACAGAATACACCTAAAGAATTTTTTAACTCTCTTCCTCAAGAACTTCAGATAGCTGCAAAATATGTAGCAGATGGAGGAACTGATATGAAAGGATTGTTTAGAACTCTTGCACATGTAGAAGAAGTTACTCAATTAGATCCTTCTAATGAACAACATCAAGCTGAGATAGCAAGACAGTATTTAACTGCTACTAATTTTGGAACTCCGGAAGAAATTCAAGAAGAGATTGATACTTGGAGAGATATTGAAAAGCTAGAAAAGAAAGCTAATCAGTTTAAACCTAAGTTAGATAGAATGCAAGAAGAGATTGTTGCTAGACAACTTGCTCAACAAGAGGAAATGAAAAAGCAACAAGAAAATGCAGCAAGAGCTTATATGGATGATGTTTATAATACATTATCTATAGGTACTTTAGGAGAAGTAAAACTGGATAAAAAGACACAAGGACTTTTATATACAGGTTTAGTTCAACCTAGTTACCCTTCTATGTCAGGTAAACCTACAAACTTATTGGGACACTTATTAGAGAAATACCAATATGTAGAACCAAGACATGATCTTATTGCAGAAGCACTTTGGTTACTTGCAGATCCTCAAGGATACAGAAGTAAAATTCAAAGTCAAGGAAGTAATAAGGCAAATGAAAAAACTGTAAGGATGTTGAAGACTGAATCTTCAAGAAAGATAACATCCTCAGTAACACCAGAAAAGAAAACAACTTCTAGAACTACAAAGAAAAAGAGTATTCCTAGAAACAAAAATAATTTTTTTAAACGCTTTTAATAACAAATAAATAACAAACAAATGGCAACTCCAGTTTTAAACAATGGGATCTTTATGAGAGACACAGCTTATCAAGCTTCGTCACATTTGGATTCCTATCACCTTAGAAACATGTTGCAAGATGCAGAACCTATGGATATGGGTCCAGTGGACTTATGGGCTATGGCTCAAAAAGTAGAGATGCCTCTTTATCAACTAGCCTCTTTTGGTGGTAAAAACACAATCATGGTAGACAATGCCCGTGGTGAGTATAAATGGCAGACTCCTGTTAATCAGGATCTTCCTTATATCATTGAGGACATTGAAGCTGCTAACACATCTAAAGGTATTGACGGTACTACCTTTAAGATTAAAATTAACAAACGTGAATTTGGTCACGGTGATATCATTACTTATGATAAGTATAACGGTGCTGAACTTTATATTACAGCAGACGACATACAACCTCTTGGTGATGGATTCATCTATACTGTTCAGTTAGTTAATAATGATAGTACTAAATTTCTAGATAACAAGTATCTTGCTAACGGAACTAAACTTTTTAGAAAAGGTTCTGCAAGAGGTGAGTATGGAGAGAGATTTTCTGATATCATTACTAACACTGGTTTCCGTGAATTCTACAATTATGTAGGAGGAGCAGAAGCTCACGTGCATTACTCTGTTTCTTCTAGAGCTGATCTTATGATCAAAGGTGGAATGAATGCAGATGGTACTATTCCTGTTACAGAGATCTGGAGATCTTTTGACAAGAATCTAAATCCTTCTGTTTCTTCTATGGAAGACATGGTTAAAATCATGGGTAAAGATGCAGTTAAGAAAGCATTTGATAACGGAGACTTATCAAGAAGCTTCTTAACAAATATGGAAGCAGCTCACTTAACAAAAGTAGCTACTGACATTGAGACTTACCTAATGTGGGGTCATGGTGGTAGAGTTAGACAAGACGGTCCAGATGATGTAAGATTATCTGTAGGTCTTTGGAAACAGTTGGATAACTCTTTCAAAAGAGTATACAACAAGAATAACTTCAACCTTGATTTATTCCGTGGAGAGATCTTTAATTTCTTCAATGGTAAAGTTGACTTTACTGGACCAGATCCACAACGTCAATTAATTGTACAAACAGGTATGGGTGGTATGAGAATGGTTAATGAGGCTATTAAATTAGAAGCTGTAGCTTCAGGTCTTACTATTCAAGCTGCTGATATAGGTGCGATTACTGGTAAAGGAATGGACCTTAACTTTGGATTTGCATATACTTCTTATGTAATTCCTTTCTTAGCAAACGTGAAGTTTGTAATTAATCCTGCGTTTGACAATGTTCATACTAATGACATTGAGAACCCAATCATTGATGGATTCCCATTATCATCTTATTCTTTCATCATCTTTGATGTAACGGATAATTCTAATGATAATATTTTCTTATTGAAATTATCTTGGGATAATCAATTAAAATGGTTCTACCAAAATGGAACTATGGATTATCAAGGAAGAACTCAAGGCTTCCAAGGATCAGGACAGTTTAACGGTTACCGTGTATACATGTCACAAACAATGCCTGCAATTTGGGTAAAAGACCCAACCAAGGTACTTAAGATTGTGATGCGTAACCCAATTACTGGCGGATCATTCTAATATATATATGAAAACGGGGAGTAGACATTGCTCCCCATTTTCTTTTTTTTTAATTTTTAAACCAACATTATGTCATTTACACAAGTAATCACAAAAACAAATAAAAAAACACAAGTAAGAATTAAACCTTACTTTGATCCTACTGTCTCAAATATGGGACTAGAAGATTATGGGATCACAATGTTTGACGGTGTCAAGCATATGGAACAACTAGCATGCATTGAAAAAAACGGTATTGTAAGATATGTTACCGGACTAAATGAGTTTGCACCTGCAGTTAAATTATTAACTGGTGAAGCTAAAGAAGCTAAAGTAAAGCAAATCAGAACTACAGTTGCAGAGCTAGAAAAAGAATTAGCATCAAATGTTATTGATATAACAGATAAAGACTTTTGGAATAAAGTAACTTTACTTAAACCTAACAATTCAGAATTCTGGAATAAGATTGAAATCAAATGCGGTAATGAGCCCGTATATTTAGATATGAAAGATCCTTATGATAGAATTAAATTTTATGCAATTGAAGCGGGAGGATTTTCCCTAGTTGCAAAAAGTTATGATGATGCAAGATCACAAGCAGTACCGCCTAAGTTTTATCTAGATAAAGAAGAAGATACTGCAATGATAAGAACAGAGTATAAGAAACTAAGAAACAAAGCATACTCTGAACTACAAAAATTATTTGATAAGAATAGTAGTAAGTTATTTTATATTGCTAAAGTAGTAGATACTCATAGTACACTATATAAGAAAGATACTCCAAATGATATTATTTATGATAATATGGATATCTATATTAGTGGTCAAGGTGTTGAAAGTAATAAAGAAAGAGCAGCTACTTCATTCTTAGATGCGTGTAAAATGAATATGGAAACATTAAAAATTAAAGCAATTGTTAAAGATTCCGTATTTTTTAAGTATATTGTTAATAAGAGTGATGGTTATATTTATCACAATGATACAAATGCAGCACTAGGTAGAAATGTTACTGATGTTGTTGAGTATCTTAAGAATCCTTTACATGAGGATATTCTTGGTGATTTAAATACTAAATGTGAAAAATTTTGGAATAGTTAAAAATGGCACTGAAAAAAACATTGAAAAGGTCTTCTTCTAAGAAGAAAAAGAGTACAGTTAATTCATCTGGAAACTACACAAAGCCTGGAATGCGTAAAACATTGTTTAACCGTATTAAGGCTGGTAGTAAAGGAGGAAGACCTGGTCAGTGGTCTGCTAGAAAGGCGCAGATGCTAGCTAAACAATATAAAGCTAAAGGAGGAGGATATAAATAATGGGACTAACTAAGAAACAGAAAAGTTTAAAAAGATGGACTAAACAGAAGTGGAGAACTCCTTCCGGTAAGAAGTCTTCTGAAACTGGTGAAGTCTATGCTCCTTCTAAAACTATTGCAAAATTAAAAAGCACTAAGAAAGGCAGAAAGAAATTAGCTGCCGCTAATAAAAAGAAAAGAGCTGCTACTAAAGCAGGTAAACAACATGCTAAACATGGTTTACATAAAAAGAAAAAAAGATAGTTATGGATGCTAAAAAACTAAAAAAGATTTCTGCAGAGTTAAAGAAAGCTTCTGCTATGCATAAAGGACAAGCAGCTAAAATTGATGCTATGCTTAAAAGTATGTCTAAACCTTCTAAGAAAAAGAAGTAATGGCTGGCAAGAAGAAAGACAGTAGATTAGCAAGAGCTGGAGTATCAGGTTATAATAAACCTAAACGTACTCCTAATCATCCTAAAAAGTCTCATATAGTTGTAGCTAAAGTTGGAGACAAAATTAAAACTATCAGATTTGGTGAACAAGGAGCTAAGACGGCAGGTAAACCAAAGGCAGGAGAGAGTGATAAAATGAGAAAAAAACGTAAATCATTTAAAGCAAGACATGCTAGAAATATTGCAAAAGGAAAAATGTCAGCAGCCTACTGGGCCAACAGAGTCAAATGGTGATGAGCTTATTTTTATATACTGGGAATAATGGCACAAAAGAAAAAATTAAATATAAAAAAAGCAATTAAGAAACCTGGAGCTTTAACTGCTTCTGCTAAAAGAGCAGGTGCTGTTAAAAAAGATGGAACAATTAAAAAGTCTTGGATTAATAAGATGGCTAAGAAAAAAGGTAAAATTGGACAACGTGCTAGATTTGCTAAGACTCTAGCTAAACTAAGAAAGAAAAAGAAGTAATGTTAAATAGTACTATAACAGTTAAGGTAAAACAGCGTCTAAATAAACTAGACAGTAACGACTATGATAATATAGAATGCTGGATGATTGTTGAAGCTTTTAATAAGGCACAAGTAGAATGGGCCCGTAGACAGCTCCATGGTATGAACTTAATGAAAGAAGGTGATGAACAATCTACTAGAAGAATAGATGACCTTCAAGCATTGCTTGTTGTTGATAATCTTACATTAACTGATAAGGTTGATTATTTTTCTGCGTCTGTTCCTGCTAACTATTTGCAATGGAAAAGAGTAGATGCCTTTGCTAAAAAGGAATGTTGTGAGAATAGAAGAATGGTGGTATACTTAGTTGAAGAAGCTAACCTTAATTTACTTTTGAGAGATAAATCAAAGCAGCCTAGCTTTGAATGGTCAGAAACATTTGCTACTCTACAAGGAAATAAACTAAATATTTTTACTAATCAGGATTTTGAAATTGATAAAAGTGAGTTTGTCTATTATAGGCAACCACGTAAAATTCAGATTAAAGGGTGTTCAGATCCTTACAATCAGATAGAATCTACTACAGAAGTTATATCTGAATTTAAAGATGATATAGTTGAATTAATTATTGATGAAACAGTTAGTGTATTAGCTGGAGATATTGAGTCTATGAGTCAGTTCTCAAGAGGTACAGATACAGCTGAAAGAAATAATTAAACTATTTTGATATTATACTAAATTTTATTATATTATAGTATCTATTTATTTATAAACAAAAAAAAGTCCTCTGAATAAAATAGGAGGCAATTTAAAAAATGAGTTATTTTAATCACGCTTTTAAAAAGACTATGCTGGGAAGTAAGGAATTTACTGAAAAAAGCAAAGGAGTTTTAGGAACAGCCAATAACATAATGGCAAAAGGTGAGTTTGGCTTTGTTGGCTCTGACTGGAAGCTTGTTGATATTGGTTCAGCACCAACAACATGTTGTCCTTTAACATTAGTCTCAGGTTCACTTTATGCAAAAGATAATATTGGACCACATCACGGAGGTTACAAAGAAAGTAACAAATCCAAACTTATTAATCCTAAATTTGTACACAAGTTCTACAGAGTAGATGACTGTGCTGCACAAAACCATGTTATTGCTCTTGGGTATACACCTGATACAATTGGTTTACTAGTTAGTCAAGCACTAACAATTGTGGCAAACGGTACGGGTAGTATGACAGACGATACTTATACTAATATACCTGTTGTTGGTAAGGATGCTGCCGGAAATGCAATTTCTTCTAGCGCATTAGCTACTGTTGTAGTTTCTGGTAATGTTGTCACTAGTGTTACTATTACATCTGCTGGTCAAGGATATGGTTTACCTGCTACTACACTTACTTGGGAAATTACATCTGCTGCTATGGTAGCTGCAGGTTCTGTTGCACCAGATGATGTAATTACTGGTACTTATACACCTGCAATGACACAAGCTGTTGCAGATTGTTGTCAAGAGTTCCTTTGTGACGAAACTTACTCTTTAAGAGTAGACGTTAAAGGAGAGGCTGCATTAGAACTTCTTGCACATAATGCATACTTAACAGTAGAGCATTATACAGGATGTTGTGCAGATCCTTCAAACCCTACTGTAGTAGATAGTTCACTTGTATATATTGAGTGGGCTAAACAACTTAGTACAAGTCCAATTATGAAAGATTTTCTTGAAATAGTTGTTACTGATGAAACTAACAAATTATGGTATGCTGATGATGTTGATACTTCTGGTATTACTCCTCCAACTGGATTTACAATTGGTGGTAACTGGAAAGACTATGTTTCTCCAGGTCACACTCTAGGTGAATGTGCTGGTATGTCAATTCAAGCTTGTTACGTAAGTACTGAGTTTGGAGATTGTTCATTCCAATATATAGATGGATATAACTATCAACCACTTAAGATTTATGCTTCTGAAGTAGACTATACAGGTTCTCCATGTAACTTTACTGGTATCTGTGTTGTTGATGTATGTCCACCAGTTTCTCCAATGGGTCTTGGTGAATCAGTTGTTAGAGACTTGATTTTATCAGAGTCTTATGGTCAAAACCATTTTGCAACTGATATTAGAATCCGTGAGATTACTCAAGGAAATGAAATACTTGAAGATCACGCTCAAGCTTCAATTAGAGGTAAAGATAATTGGGTACGTTATCAAATCTTACACACTGTTCCACGTTATAATAATCCAACAGGAGTATTTGACAATGATCAATACTTACTTGAAATTATAACAGCAGGCAATGATACTGACTTTGAGAACTTCATGGCTGCTTGGTTAGGAGGTTGTGCAGATTGCCCAGTTTCATTGGAAGTAATTTCATGTGATACAGACGCATGTACAGAACAAACACCATTTGTCTGTGCGTAATCACTAATTACGTTGAATAATAAACCTAAAGGGAGAGGTTAGAGTTATCTTTCCTCTCCTTTTTTTTTAAAAAAATTATGGCAAATCACGTATTAAGTTTAGAAGTACCTACAGTTATGAACTCATGTATAATGAGAGTTGTGGATACAAGTGTTTATTCAAGTTTAATTGATGTAAATTGTACATACCTGAACATTACTGTTCCGGGATATGGATACTCTACACAAATTAATGTAACTGAAAATTTTACTAAAACTATAACTGCTTGTGAATTGCAACTACAGACAGAAGACTGTGGTGAAAAGTATGCAAATCTCCCTGACGGAGTATACATTATAAAGTATAGTGTATCACCTAATGATGTAGTATATGTTACTTACAATCATTTAAGAATTACTGACGCATTAATAAAGTATAATAAAATATTATGTGATATTGATGTATCTGCTTGTGATCCTCCAGCTGATGTAAAGAAAAAGCTAGAGCAATTACGTTTAATCAAGATGTATCTTGAAGCAGCAAAAGCTAAAGTAGAATATTGTCATGAACCTCAGAAAGGCATGACATTATATAATTATGCGTGCAAATTACTAGGAAAGATGAATTGCACTAATTGTTAAATAAATAAAACCAACAAATTATGGGATCAGCAAAATGTCCAAACTGCGGAGCAGCATTAGGTTGCAGCTGTCAATTAAGAAATGCATCAGACGGCAAACAAGTATGCAATAAATGTGCAAGCAAATATGAAAAAGAATTAGAAGTAAAAAGAATTAAAAGAAGAGAGGAAACAACTTAAGATAAAATGTCAACAAACTCCATAAGATATTACACATTAACAGATTGTTGTGATCCATCAATTCAATTTAATGTAAGACTAGACAAATCTAGTTGGAATCCTTTTTGGGGTCCAGATGTTGTATGGTTATACGCAGGTCCTACTACTAATTATGTAGCTACTGATGGATCAATTAAACCACTTGAAAATAATAAGTGTTATCATGTTGAAGGAAAACAAGCTGATATTGCAGTAGTTTTAGGATATGATGTTTTACAAGATACTAGTTTTTTCTATACTGGTAAAACAGTATGTGAAGATAAACAACCTTTAGATGCTGATTATGCAATATGTCCTACTTGTGTAACTCCTTGTTTTAAATTAACAAACTGTGATGGTGATACGTTCCTTACAATAACTGATCTTTCAGCTTATGTAAATACATTTATAACAATCAATGATAATTCAGATTGTTGGTTTGTAGAAGAATCACCAAATGAATGTTCAGGAGTAACTACTACTGTAACTTATGTTTCTGCTTGTAGTGCTTGTACATGTAATTGTTATACAGTTAGCGGAACAGGAACAATAAGTTATATTGGTTGTGATAACGTAGCATATTCAGGAGTATTAGCTCCAGTTCAGGTTTGTGCTTTAACTAAACCAATTTTTGATTCAGATGGTTCTGGAACTATTACTACAAGTGCTGGTTGTGTAGATGGTGAATGTCCTGAAATTTGTTATAAGCTTACAGAATGTACAACAGGAGCTGTAATAAATAGTAAATCACAAAATTTATTTGCTTACTTAGGTAATGTAGTTACTATAGAAGGTCAAGCTGGGTGTTATACAGTAGAGGCAACTGATCCTGATTATGAATGTGATTGTCCAATTGATGTTATAGTTAGATTTGATTATGTTGACTGTACTGCTTGCGAACCTACAATAGCTTATAGATTAACTTCTTGTGATAATGAAGAACAAATAATATATACTACTCAAGATTTATCAGAGTATAAAAATAAAGTAGTAGAGTTAGAAGATCCTTGTGGATGTTATACAGTTGAAGAAATTAATGTTGTACCTCCTAGTGATACTACAGTAGTTATTCAAGCATGTGGTTTTGATACTTGTACAGAGTGTAAGACAACATATTATAAACTTACATCATGTGATGGTGTTGATCCTATAACATATACAAGTACAGATTTATCTGCTTATGTAGGAAGAGTAATACAGCTGGTAGGTTGTGAAAAATGCTTTACCGTTTCTGAATTTATAGGAGTCCCTACAAATCCAGTTGGAGTAACTTTTTATTCTCAATATACTGATTGTGCGGCATGTTTAAAAGACTTTGCATGTAGATGTTCTACTATATATAATGAGGGTGATAGAGAAGATACTTTTACTTATATAGATTGTAATGGAATTAACCAGATTACTGCGCCTGTTGCAGCTAAATCTAGAAGTGAAAGATATTGTGTAATTAGATGGACTAGTGGAACATTACCTTTATATCATGGTAATTGTACACAAAGAGATGCTGATTCACCATGGACATGTCCTGTGCAAACATATCCTGTTAAGAGTATTAAACCAGGATACAATACACCATCTTGTTCAATAGAAAAATATGAAAAAATATCATGTAACTTTGGAGAACAACTTTATAAGTCTGTAGTACAAAAAAGATATGGTGTATCTAGTTGTTGTCCAGAAGAAATTGATAAATGGACTATTAAAAAAGAATTAATTGAGCTTCAAGCATTAGTGGATCCTAACTATACATGTTCTACATCACCTAGCACTTGTGGTTGTAATAGTAGTAACTGTACAACATGCAATTGTTCTACCCCTAAGACTTGCAGTTCTTGAGAATTATAACTATATTATAAATATAAAGACTATGAAACCTATTAACGCTGATAACGCTCCTTGTTCACCTCAGTCCTCTAATTGTGTTATTTGGGCTGGACCAGATATATCATGTATAAATCTATGTACAGGAGATACTATATCTGATACTGTTAGTAAATTAGCTACTGAACTTTGTACAATCATGACTTCATTAAAAGTGAGCAGTTATGATCTTTCTTGTTTTAGTTTAGCTACATGTCCTCCAGCAAAATTTGAGGAACTAATTCAATTATTGATTGAAAGAATTTGTGCTTTAGAAAGTGTAAGTACAACAGATTCTACCACATCAACTGGTGATTGTCCTACGGGTTGTATTATGACAATTGAATCCTGTTTAATCACAGGAGAAGAAACTACAATGAATCTTACTGATTATGTAACTTTAATTGCTAAAAAAGTATGTTCATTAGTAAGTGATATAAGCTTACTTCAAAATCAAATTAATAGTTTAGATATTAGAGTTGATGCATTAGAAAATGCTCCAGCTCCTAGTTTTACTATGCCTAAGTTTACAGTAGGGTGCGATTTAAGTAGTACTGTTGCATTAGGAACATCTCATACATTGACTGATATTCTTACTGCTTTAGTTAATGATTCAACTTATGGTTATTGTTCTTTTAGAACATTAACAGGTGGTAATACGACAATTACAGATGCAATATCTAGAAAGTGTATATTAGATGCTAATATAGCTCTCTCTTCTGCATCAGGTCAGGACATGATTACAAAATATGCAGGAAGCTGGATTACTGATGCAAGTAACATCACAATGGCATCTGCTATTAATAATATATGGATTGCGTTATGTGATACTTATGCTTTTTTAGCAACTTATGAAATTAAAGTAACAGATACTAATACTATTGATTTAACAGCAACTCTTGACGCTGCTAATGGTGATATGGGTGTTACACTTAGTGCTAAATTAGTAGATACTGGATGGAAGGATTTATCAGGTTTTGGTCATCAAGGTGGTACAGTTGGTGCACCTCAAGCAAGAAGAATTGGTAATGTAGTTCATTTTAGAGGAGATGTTTTTATTCCATTATCTGATGGAGCAGGTGGAGTACAAGCTATGACAAATGTAGACACATATAGAACAGTTGCCAGAAACAATACTGCATTAGGAGTTACAGGAGGAGCTGTTGCTGTAGATAATGTGGTATATTTTAATGAAAATGATCCTGTTGTACCTACAAGTATTATGGATACTGGTACAACTTTTCAAAATATAGTAGGCTTAGGCGGAGGAAACATAATAGCAACAAGACAAGTAGCTGTAGATACAGGAACTGTTCTTATGACAGCTTTTATGGAAGTATATATGTCAACAGATAAAAGATTATATTATAAAGCATTAAACGTATTAGAGAGTAATATTGCAGATACAGCATCATATGATGGTGCATCAGCTGCTAACTTTATAACCACTAATGCACAAAATGGAAAAACTATTCCTAACTATAATCAAGTTCCAATAGGAAACTTACATAGTAATGCAATAGGAACTCAACCTTCTTATCAAACTTCAGGTACTCTTGTAGCTGGTCAGTTATATACAATAGTAAATTTTGAACCAGGTGATGTCTTTACTAATGTTGGTGCAGCGGATAATGCAACAGGACAAACATTTATTGCTTCAGGAACTACTCCAACTACATGGAGTAATGGTTCAGCTGTAGCAACAGGAATAGGATTAGGATTTGGTACACAGTCTGATGGTTCTGGAGGTTATGCTGATTACCCTTTTGCATTAGATGCTTCTAAACCTGATGAAGTAGGTGGATTTAAATTTTGTTTAGACGGGTTAACTTGTTTTATAGATCCATGTACTACAGATATTCAACCATCTAAAGTGTGTCCTTAAATAAATTAAAAAATTAGAAAATGACAAATTGTGAAAAATGTGGATGCGATGATAAATTTTTACCATCTCCAGCCCCTTGTCCAGATCCAGAGGCATGTGTAGAAGATGTGCAATGCTCAGAAGTAGTAGATGCAAAATGCACTAGATATACTGGTGATGAATTAGCATGTGGTACTAATGTGATAGTTCCTCAAAATACTTTTATGGATAGAGCTCTTGCAAATATTATATCATTAATATGTTCTAGCACCACTAATAAGTTTATTAAAGAATGGAATGAGTTAATTACCACAGGAGCAGGAACTCCTATAACTATTACACAAGCTGAATTAACTGTTTGTAATGGTTTAAAAGATGGTTGTTTTATTCCTAATGCGGGACTAACTCCTCTACAAGATAAGGTAGATTTTACAATAGATGTTTACTACTATACTATAGCTACAGCAACTTGGAAAAGAATGACAGCTGAAGCTACAACTGATATTACAATAAATGGTAGTACAGGAGACATTACAATAACATTATCTAGTGGTTCTTTTTATGATAAAGTAAGAGCTATAGTAATTGGATAAAGACATGTCGCAGTTTTGTTGGTTCTGTGACTAACAAGGATGAAGCCCTCACACAAGTGAGGGTTTTGTTTTTTATCTTATCTTTATACTTGTTAAACTCATTTAAATTTAGTATATTAATTAATAAGTAGTATGGATAAAAGTTTTAATAAACCTGACTTAAAAGCACCAAGATATAGAAAAAAAGTACATCATATAATAAATGATGATTTTTATAAAAGATTTTTTAAAAAGTATCCGGAGTATAAAGAAAAGAAAACATCTGAGATATACCAAATTATAAAAAGCTTTAATAGATCTGTTTGTCAGGAGGTTATAAACAATAGAGATGGAGTTGAACTTCCAGAAAGTTTAGGATGGATTTTTATTGGTACTTGTAAAACTAATAGTGAAAATAATATTGATTTAGGAAAGTCAATTAAGTATGGAATAAAGGTAAGAAACAAGAACTGGGAAACAGATGGAAAACTTGCTAAAATATTCTATAGTAACTACGCTCCTAAGTATCAATTTAAACATAGAGAGTATTGGGGATTTGATGCATGTAGAGGATTTAAAAGAAATGTATCTAAAGCATATTCTGATAATTGGCCCATATATATGGAAATAGAACCTACAAAAAAAGTTAGGGCTCTCTATGATAATAACATATTAAATAAAGATATATGACCACGGTAGGACAAGTAATATCAAGAGTAAGAAATGTTCTTAAAGCAGTTAAAGAAGATCCTTTCTTAACTGATAGAACTATCTACTATGCTATTATTAAATATGCACAAGCTTTAATAAAAAGAGAAGATGTTAATAATAGACTTATGAAATTAAGTTCTATATTTAATGTTCTTCCAAATGTAGAACTTGTTGAAGTAGATAAAATAGAAGCTTCTTGTGCAGGAATACAATCAGGATGTATAATAAAAAGATCTAGATATAAAATGCCTGGATTTCTTGATGCATTAAATGGGCCTGTAATTAGAACAGTTTCTTCACTTGATGGATCAATTGAATTATATAGAACTGATCCAGGTACATATACATCAATGACAAAACTAACTTCATTTAAATATAACAATAGGTTTTACTTTTGGTTTTTAAATGGATATTTATATTTTCCAAATTTAGAATGGGATGCAGTTAGAGTAGAAGGAGCTTTTGAAGGAAGCATAGCTCCATTTCTTTGTGATGATGATCCTGCTAAATGCTCTTTAAGACAAAATGAGCAAATGGGTATTCCTGAATATTTGTATGCTGAAGTAGAGCAAATGGTTATACAAGAATTAACTACTACTATGAAAGTACCAGCAAATGGTGCAGATGATAATCAAAATGTTCTTAGATAATGGATCAGAATTATACACTTAAATATAGAACCTATGATCAGCTTATAGAAGATGTTTCAGTTGATATGACGGGACTTGCCTTAGAAAATAAGATAGAGCCTCAACAGTTAATTAAAATAGCTAGAAAAGTAAATTATGATCTTGGGTTAAGAATCAATCAAACAAATGAAGTTATACTAGATGTGTGTCATGGTAAAGTAAAATTACCTGATAATTTTGATACACTTAATTTAGCTTATATATGTGGAGACTTTATTAAAACTGTAGGTTATGATATAGGAGGAACTAATATACAAGAAGTACCTTATACAGAAACTCCTGCATCTACAGATCCATGTGCAGCTCCTACTGTAAATTGTTCTGCTTGTAATTCAAATCCTTGTCAATCTACAGCTGCAGGATGTCTTCCTTCTAATGTAGATCTAAACAAGTCAGTTGGAGTATATGGAGATACTTGTATTAAACCAAGAGTATTTACAAATTGTAAGAATGATAAGTATGAACTTATACAAATTGTAGCTGGTGGTAATGCATATGTTTCTAGAAATCTTTTACCATTAAGAATGAGATCTAGTAGAAGAATAGATTCAGAATGTCCTAACTTATACTCAAATGCTACAAATGAAGGATGGATAAGAGATGGCTTTTTATTTACCAGTTTTACCACTGGAAAAGTTTATTTAAGCTATCAAGGAGAAATGGAAGATGAAGAAGGTAATCTATTAGTACCTGATCATCCATTACTAAATGAATATTATGAATATGCTATTAAATCTAGAATTCTAGAAAACTTATATATTAATGGTGAAGATGTAGCTCAAAGAATGCAATTAGTAGAACAAAAATTAAGACCTGCTAGAAATAATGCATTAAGTGTGGTTAATATGCCTAACTTTAAAGAGCTTGAAAAATTACATTGGGCAAATAGAAAAGCAATGTATTCCAAGTATTATGATATGTTTAAAAGCTAATAGTTATTTCAAATGGCAAAGAGAAGACTTCCTAATACTTCAGATGTACAAACTCATAGTTTTGTAAAAGGTCTTAACAAAGACTCAGACTTTACATATTTACAAAATGGTATGTGGACACATGCCCGTAATGCAACTAACAATACTATTGAGGGAAATCAAGGTACTATATCTAATGCATCTTCAAATCAACTTTGTGCTACAGCCGGTAAGACAATGACTAACACCTTTCCTGATAGATTTATTATAGGAACTGTACATCTTTATGCAGATAAATGGATTATATATACTGTTGGTCATAATGCGGCTGACACAGCAACTATGTCTGAAATAGGTTTATTTGAAGAAGATAGTTGTAGATATAGAGAAATAGTACAAGATGCTTGTTTAAAGTTTGATAAAAGATATCTTATTGATGGGGCTGCCAGAGAAATGGAAGATTGCACTTGGCAAGTATATTGGTGTGATGGATTAAATCCTGATAGATTTTTAAATATAGGAGATCCTGAAACTTGGCCAGATAGTACATTTACTTTTATTGGTCAAGGTGATATAAATTATTATACGGATGGTGTTAATAAAATTCTTTGGCCCGGTGTAGAATGGAAACAAGATTGTCCACCAGCTACTTGTATTATATGTACAGATTTACCTAATTTAGATTGTCCAAAGATAAGACTAGCTCCTCTAATGAAAACTCCATGTGTTAAAGTAAAACCAGGAGTATCAGGAGGAACACTAAGAAACGGAACTTACTTTGCAGTAATAGCATATACTGTTAAAGGTCAAAAGGTAACAGATTATTTTTCACCTAGTAATACTCAGCCTTTATGGCATGAGGATGATTCTAAGAATTCTTTAGAAATTGAGATATCCGCTGATGATGAAAACTTTGATGAGTTTGTATTAGTAGTAGTTCAGAATATAAATCAAGGAATAGTTGCAAAACAAGTTGGATTTTATTCTACAAAAACATCTAGAGTAACAATTGATTTATTACAATCAGATCTAATATCTGTACCTAAAGAAAATATACCTCTTCAATCTGTTGTATATGAGAAATCTAATTCTATGGAGAAAGTAAATAGTTATTTACTTAGAGTAGCTCCTACTGGAAAGTTTGATTTTAATTATCAACCGCTAGCTAATTTAATTAGAGCTAAGTGGGCATCTGTAGAATATCCTGCTACATACTATGTAGATGGAGGATATAAAGGTAGTTACTTAAGAGATGAAGTGTATTGCTTTTTTATTAGATGGGTTTATGATACAGGTGATAAATCTGCGTCCTATCATATTCCTGGAAGACCTCCAAGAGATTTTGTTATTCCTGGAATACCTGGACAATATGAAGAAACGGATGGAATTCAAGATTTAGAAACCTTAGATTCTACAGAAAAAATATATGAAGTATATAATACTGCTAGTGCTGGAGCTTTAAATCCAAATTTAAGTACTACTCTAGATGATGGTGGAGAAATCATAGCTTCTGGAGATATGGGTTACTGGGAGTCAGAAGAAATATATCCTGATAAAAAACCTAATGTATGGAATTCATCTAGTCATTGCTGGACATATCAATCAGATCCTAATAATGATTTATGTGGTAAGAAAATAAGACATCATAAATTTCCTGATAATAGTTTATTAAATGAGACTATGCATTTTAAACCTAATCCTTTAGGTGGTACAAATGCTGATGATTTAAAAATTAGATTAATGGGTGTATACTTTGAAAATATAGCTTATCCAAAAGATAATACAGGAAAAGATATTGAAGGTATAGTAGGTTATGAGATATTAAGAGGTTCTAGAGAAGGTAATAAATCTATAGTTGCAAAGGGAATGATTAATAACTATAGAACGTATGAGCTTAAGGGTTCTGCTAAAAAAGGAAGAACTGGACTTTACGCAAATTATCCTTTTAATACAATAAAACCATACCTTAATTTTGGAACTCTTAGTGATCAGAATTACCGATATAATGATCCTTTTATTAAAGTGCCTGATCAAGATGGATTAGTGCATCAAGAAATTCCATCAGATATAATATCATTTCATTCTCCTGATGCAATGTTTACTAATCCTTATTTATCTACCACAGAGTTAAAACTTTATGGAGTTATAAAAGGATTTTCTGAGCAAGAGTTTTGTTATCCTGATCAGCATCCTGAAGTAAAATTACTTTCTGATTTTACAGCTGTAGCTATGATATTAGGTGGAGTAGCAGAAGCAATTGTATCTACATTAGGTAAAAGAACAATTAACTCTCCAAAGTTACCAGATGATTATGGTAAATATCTTCTTGATCCACAGCTTTCAACCTCACAAACTCCAAACCCTAATACATATGATCCTCAACAAGCAATAGCTTATGGACTTTTAAGAAATCAACCACCAGTTCCTATAATTAGTCCTAACATAGTTGGTACTACTGCTTATAATACTTTTTTTGGTAATTATTATAATAGTGGTGGTGCTATGCTTGATGGTGCTAAAGCTTTAATTAGTGGATATGAAGGAACAGAAGCTGCAAAATATAATAAAGCATTAATAAAGTTTTTTAATCAAAATGCTAAAAAACTTGGTCAATCTCAAATAGCTAGCTTATATACTGTAGAACTTCCTAAGTATGCATATTTAGATCCTTTTAATAGAACTTTAGGTGCTTTAAATCATTTAACATTTTATTTTTCAGAAGGTGCTGATGTTACTGCAAAACTTATAAAAGCACTTACACCATTTAGACAATACGCTCTTCAAATGAAGTGTCATGGTTTATATGATAATATGGAAGCTGTAAAAACTTCTAGTACTTCTAGATTTAAAATAGAAGATAGTTTTTATACTAAGAATACTTTTCAAGATGTACCTTTATATCAGAATGCATCAGGTAGTGTATCATATAAAATAAATAATCTTAAAAGAAACAGTCATGTAACTTTAAGAACTAAAACAGGTCCTTACGGACATCCTTCTGCATTACAATTTACTGGACCTAAATTATTAGATGGTGAAGATTTTTCATTAACCACTTTAGGAGCTCTAGAACAATTTGGTGCACCTTCTGGTTCACCTAGTGGAGCATTACCAACTATGGATGATCCTCAAGAAAATGCATTTAGTTTACCTATAGGAAGTTATTACGGAGGTTTAAAATATAGATTACAAAATCAATATGGACAGCTTAATTCTGTTAAACAAATACCAATAACACCTTGTGAACAAAAAGATTTTAGACTTTCTCCAGAAGGTCCAATATGTGGTACTGATGATCCTAATCCTTTATTTCTAAATGTAATACCTAATACTCCTGTTCTATTTGGAGGAGATACTTTTATAAATAGATATACAGAAAAGAATAATATGTTCTTTTTCTATGATTGGTTATATGGTCAACCTGATGGATTTGAGTATAACTATAAATTATATCAAATGATTCATGAACCTAAGTTCTGGGCTAATAGTACTAGTTATGAAGCATTTAATTTAATGCCTACAAATCTTTTTGGTATTAGTACTCCAGGAACAGGTGCGCTTCCTAGCGGTTTTTATGAACTTGATTATTTTAAAAATTCTAGTAGTAAATATAATTATGCTACTGCTTCAATGGAGGGAGATAGTCCTGGATTATTTACTGTTAAAGATGCCTTCTTTTATTTATCAGTATCTTCAATAAGAGACTTTTTTGTAGAAAGTGATGTATTAGTTGACTTTAGAGAAACAACTAACAATATTGCAGAAAAACATTATGATCCATATAGATATACTGATTATAGAAGTATGTTCAATATGGATCCTCAAATTATAACAAGAGATAATACTTACTTATATGATTATTCATTAAGTATTTCAAAAGCTTGGACTCAGTACTTTTCACAAGGAAACTTGCAGAATAGAAACTATGATCCAGATATAGCTAAGTTATGTTATGAATCTTATCCAAATAGAATTATTTATTCATTACCTCAGCAGGATGCTTCATATAAAGATGCATGGAAAGTATACTTAGTTAATAACTATAAAGATATGAAGGCTACAATTAGTGGTGTTAAATCTTTTGCTAAAAGTGGTATGTTTATTACTTTCCATGATCAGAGTCCAATAATATATAGAGGAGTAGATACTATTACTACTGATGCTAATACAGAACTTACAATTGGAGATGGAGGACTTTTTGCTCAACCACCTCAAAATATATCTGTAGCAGCTGCACCATTTGAATACGGGTCTTGTCAAGATTCTAAATCTATATTATCTACACCAGCAGGATTCTTTTATATATCTCAAAACCAAGGTAAGATATTTTCTTATGCTAGTGGATTAAATGAGATATCACAGAATGGAATGAAATGGTGGTTTGATACTTATTTACCTTATCAGCTATTACAAGATTTTCCAGATTATCCTTATACTAATAATCCAATATGCGGCATTGGTTGTCAAACATTATATGATAATGATAATTTACTTTTATACTTTTCTAAGAAGGACTATAAGCTTAAACCAGAATTTACTGGACAAGTTACTTATGATTCTGCAAAAGATGTGTTTATAATAAAAGACAGGAGAGCAGGTAAATTTAAACTTGGAGATCCTAATATTTTTGATGATGCTTCATGGACCATAAGCTTTGATCCTAAGAGTAAGATGTTTATTTCTTTCCATGATTGGCATCCAGATTTAATGATGCCTGGAAAGAATACTTGGGTAACTACAAAAAGAAATCAGTTATGGAAGCATAATAATGTTTGTAATGACTATTGTAAATACTATGGTAAGAACTATCCATTTGAAATAGAGTTAGTTGCATCTACAGGTCAAAATGTAGGAACATTAAAAAGTGTAGAATATTTATTAGAGTCTTATAAAAGAGCAGAGTATAATTGTTTTGATCAGTTTCATGTATTAGACTTTAACTTTGATGAAGCTGTGATTTATAATTCAGAGCAAGTATCCGGTTTATTAAACTTAAACTTAATGCCAAAAAATAACTTACCGTTATCTTTAGAGTATCCAAAGTATAATGTAGCTAATCCTTCATATGATATACTATTCTCAAAAGAAGAACAGAAATATAGATTTAATCAATTCTGGGATATTACTAAAGATAGAGGAGAGTTTCCTATAGGTGCAGGTTATCCTCCAACAGCTCCTGTAATCCCAGGAAGTACTGTATTAAATGGTAATTATAATGAAAGACATATATGGTTAACTAAACCAAATGGATATGTAAGAGAGCTTAATGCTACAAATATTGATTATCAAAAACCAAGAGAACAGCGTAAAAGATTCAGACATTATGCTAACTTTATAAGTTTAAAAAGAAATATATCAGGGCCAGTTAATATGATTATTAAAATGGTTAATACTAAAACTCAACTATCTCAAAGATAATGAAAAAGAAATTTAGTCAACATGTAAGAAGAGGTTTACCGGGGGGACCTAATGAGCTTAACAAATTTACTGAAGGTTTTATTGAATCTTCATATGGGCAATGGGCTTATCCTGGGCAGAATACATTAATTCCAAATGCAAATGGACGTATAACTATGAAAGGAGTAAACTATCCTGTATTAGGTATTGATGATGAAGGTAATCAACAAATGATGATGCCTGGAGGAGAATATCAATTTCCAGGTAATGATGTTTATGAAATACCAATGGCTGAAGAAGGAATGATTGTAGAACTATCTGATGAAGAAATAGAAGAGTATAAAAGAGGAGGTTATATAGTAGAAGAATTACCTAAAGCTCAACCGGGTATTACAACAAATATACCTTTTAAAAATCTTACTTCTGAAGGAGCAGGTTCAGTAGTAAGTGATACGTTTGTTACTCAAGATGAATATAAAGATCCTCTTACTTTAATATATCCAACACAAAATATAAAAAGAGTACCTACTAGATTTGGTTATGATGATTATGATAAAGGTTATACTGAAATAACTAAAGATGATCCAAGATATAAAAAGATACGTAAAGAATTAAAACCTTTTGTAAAACAAGAATTTAAGCAACAAAAAATTAAAAAAAGATTTCCAGATGAAGGTTTGTATCATGGTAAAAAATCATATGTGCCTTCACAAGAATTTTTAGATCAAGTGCAATATCAGAAAGAACAAATAGCATTAGGTAATACTGAAAAGCAGGGTGATACAGATGTATTAGCAAACATAGTCAAAAAAGAAATGGGAACTGTTGGTCCTCTTAATACAAGAAAATTAAGAAGAAAAGCAAGTAAATATGATCATACACCAGAGTACTATGCTGCACAGGCTCTTAAAAATGAAAATATTTTAGGTGTAAGTATGCCTAGTCATCAAGAAGGAGGGCCTATATATGTTAAAGATAAAGATGATCCTAGATATCAAGAGTACTTAAAAAGAAAAGAACTTTATGATTTATCTAGAGAAGCTTTTTATAAACGACAAAAAGATTTTTGGAATAATCCAGGTCTTTTCAATAAGAATCCAAAGGCTGGCTGGTATTCACATGGTGCATTTACTACTGATAAAAATCCTGGTAGTAAAAGCAAATATTGGGATAAACCAAGCCGTAGAAGATATGATGATATTTTAAAAGATAAACATTACATGGTAACTTATGTATCTGGTGATTTATCAATGGGTACTCCAAAAGAAAGTCATCGTTGGAAGATGGAAGATAATAAGAAAAGAGGTAATACATCATTTAATAGATATGACGAGGCTTATTTAGTTGATACTCCAAAAGACTTAGGAAAGTTACATCTGGATACAGACATGAAAAGGATTTATAACTTAGCAAATAAATATGGCATTAAACCTGATTTTACTGATACTGATTTTGATACTGATCATAGTGGAACTCAAAAGAACTATTATACAAGTAATGTATTTTTTAAAAAACCAGAGTTTGAAGTTATTATTGATCCAAGTAAAGTAACTAAAAAAACTCCAGCGGCAAGTGAAGAAGAGGTAATGGATTATATTGACTATGCAGGAAGAACACCCGTTCAAGAAGAACTTACATTTGAAGATATGACTATTCCACAAATGGAAACTTTAGATCCTCAAGTGATTCCTATAAATCAATCTGAATTAATTTTAAAAGATTATAATTTTCCAGAAGAAGAAGGATATACTCGTAGAGAACTTAGACAACAAGAAAGAAAAGGTAAACAAGACGGTAAACAAAAAAATATTAAAACTCGTAAAGTAAGAGCAGGTAATAAAAATATTTTTGGTCAACCTAAAAGCAATAGAAGGTTTAAAAGAGCATATAGACTTGAAGAAGGTGGCTATATAGAAGCTGAGTTAAGTGATGAAGAAATTAAAGAATACGCAGCTGGTGGATATATAGTAGAAGAGATACCTGAATATCAAGATGGTGGTGTTATATCTGAAAGAGGTTGGGATTATAAAAAAGAAGGTGATAAATATTTTACAAAAAAATCTGGAGCTGATAATTGGGTAACAGCAAAAGGCAAACCTTTAGCTTCAATTAAATCTAAAATATATGGAGAAGAACTTTCAGAAGAAGAAAATGTACTTTTAAATCAACCTGAAATAAAAGTAACTTCTGAAGATAGAGAACTATACAAATATCGTAAAGGAAAAATAAGCTTAGATGACTTAAGTCCTAAAGCATTTGAAATGCTAGCTGAAAAAGAAAGAAGAAGAACTAGAAGAGAAAGAAGATATCCTAAACAATCTAATATATTTGGTAATATTAATCTAGGAAAGCCTGATTATAGTCCATTTGCATTTACAAAAATTGCGGCAAATTATAAACCTAGAAAGCTTAAATTAGATTCACCCGCTATAAGAAAATCTGCATATGATCCTTCTAAATCTGTTGATGAAAATTTTAAAGAATTTTTTAAACCTAGAACAACAGGTATACAATTTGATCTTAGAAGTGATGAGGAAAAAGAAAGAGAAAGATTAATAGGAGAAGAAGTTCAAAAACAAATTCAAAGTCAACAACCTCCATCAAATTTTGGTTTCCCAGATTCAACTGGTGATTATGAACAAGACATGCTTAATTTATTAAGACAGCAAAATAATGTACCAGCTGAAGATGAGGATGCTCAAAACTTATCAAATAGACTTAGCATGAACTTTAGTAAACAAGATCAGATTGCTAAAGATCAAGAACTTGCTGATCAATTACAATTAATGGAAAGTCAGAAAAAATATTTAGATATACCAAAGAAAAAAAGTGATGAACAAATAGTACAAGAATATTATAATGAAGCTGCTAAGTACCCTAGTCCTCTTAAATCTAAGTTTGGAGAAGCTGCTCCGTATTCACCTCCTGTTCCTTATGAAGCTATGAGAAGACTAGAAAAGAAAAAGGAAAAAGAATTAGAAAATTATGAGGTAATAGGAGATGTTTCTGAAGGTGAATTTGCTAGACAAATAGATCAAGCTAAAAACACATATGAAGAAATAAAAAAAGGTATTGATGATAATGTATTTACACCATTAAAAAATGCTTACAGTGAACTTTCTGATAGTCCTTATACTAATATTAAACAAGTAGACTTTTCAGGATATGAAAATTTTAAAGATCTTAAGAAACATAAAAATGATATGAATAAGATGGATCAATCAAATCTTATAATAAATTATCAAACAAATAAAGATCCTAATAAGCAATATATGATTGTAGATAAAGAGCATCAAAGAATGCATCTTTATAGAGGTAATAAACTAATTGATTCATTTGAAGTAGGAACAGGAATGTTTAAGGGTGATGAGCAAACAATAAGTGTAGAAAAAGACAGAAATCTTGGTAATAAACAAACTGGAGCTGGTAAATATACTATTGATAATGTATATGAATATTTAAATGCTCCTTCTTTTACAATGGTAAATGATAGAGGTATAAAAATACCTACTGCAATTCATAGGGCTCCGAAAAGCAGAAGAGATAAATTTGGTAATGCAGATCTAGATGATAACAGAATGAGTTATGGTTGTATTAATGGTGTATGTTCAGATCTAAACAAAATGAAAAACGATTATAATGTTGGTTCAGGAACTGAAGTATTTGTTTTACCTGAAGTATATAAAGATGAAAAAGGAAACACCATAAAAGAAAATAAAAACAAATTTGTATATGAAGATGGTCAATTAATTTTTAAAAGTGGTAATGCTAAAGTTAATAGAACACCTAGAGAAAAAAGAGTTGATGGTGCTAAACCAATTAAATTTAAGTTTGATCAAAAAAGATTTATAGATAATCAGTTTACTTCTACTGATATTGATGATAATGTAGAATATAATCAAACTGTATTACCTTTTATAGAATCATTAGAAAATAGTAAAAAAGAGGTTATGAGAGTTATGGGTGTAAGTGGTGATGAGTATAATGAAATTGCTAAAATTACATTTGGTATATTTGGTAATGAAAGTAACTTTGGAGATACTCATGAAGCTTCATCAAATCTTTTCAGAGCAGGTAGAAAATGGGCATCTAAAAAATTTGATTTGGGTAGTACCAGTAGTCCTGATTATAAATCTAAATATAATACCTATAAAGTAAGAGGAAATTCTAATAGTGTTGGTCTTACACAATTTAGATGGAAATGGGTTGAGGATGATGATGAATTATACCGTAAAAAAGGAAAGAAAGGTTCATTAAAAGATAAATTAGCAGCAATTGGAATAACAAGTAATAGAGACTTTATGGATCCTAAAAATGCAGCTAAAGCAACAGCAGCAATTTTAGCTTATTACTATAAAACTAGAGCAATTAGGTCAGGACCTAATAAAGGTAAAAAAATGAAAGTTTCAGATATACCTGATACTTTACCAAGAGAATGGGCTGGTGGAGATAGTGATGAAAAAAGAAGAGACACATACGCACGAAATGCAATTAAGAACTCAGAGTATCTTACAATTATGCAGAAAAAGTAGTAAACATTATATGTTTAAACATTAAACTAAAAATTAGTATATTAATATTATATATACCAAATTATGGCAAAGAGAAAAGTAAGGATATATAAAGATCCAAATGGCAAAGGAGAATATAGAAGTAATTTAAAAAACTTTTTATTTCTTGCACAAGCGGGTGGCGCTCCTCAACAAGCGGCTCCTCAGCAAGGTGGGCAACAACAAGGAATGTCTCCTGCTGAACAAGAACAGTTATATAATTATGTATATGACTCTCTTGATATTGACCAGGCTGATCCTCAAATGTTATTTGAAACATTAACTAAACAGGGTATGGATCCTAATTTAGTTAAGACTATTATTGAATTAAGTATTAAAAGAATAACTGAAGGAAGAAGTTCAGCTGATTCTGAAAAAGCTTTAGCTCAGGCAGAAATAGAAAGAGAAGAAGCTCTTGCAGAAAGAAAAAGACTTGAACAAGAACAGCAAGAAGCAGCTGCTGCTGAAGAACAATTACTAGTTGATGAGATGAATCAAGACTCTTCAATGTCTGAAGGAGTTAATGAGGATGATCAAGTTGATGAGATGATTGAGGCAATGGATGATAATCAGGAAGAAGTAGTAGAAGAAACTGTTGAAGAAGATATTCCTGATTCTCAAAGTGGAGGAGAACCAAAAACAGGAACATGGGAAAACCCTCAAAATATTGATGAAACAGTAATTAATAGAAGCCTTGAAGGTGCTCCAACAGAAATTAGCAAAGAAGCTAAAAAAATAGCAAGAGGACGACAGCTTAAAGATTTGGCTACAAGTATATTTAAAACTAATCCTAATATGACTGAGGAAGAGTTTTATGAAAAATTTTCAAGAGTTCCTGAATATAAAAATCTTACTCTTGATCAATTGCAAAACTTTTTTAAAAATAGAGATTTATTTAGAAGACAAGCTCAAGATGAATTAGATAGAAGAGCAGAACAATATAGAATATGGGATAAGTATCATGATGCTCAAGGTAAGTTAAAAGGAATTGATACTGGTCAGTGGAATAGAATTTATAGAGCAAAGAATTTAATAGAAATAGATCCTAGAACAGCAAGAGGTTTTGGACCTAACGCTAGTTATGATGGTGAAGCAGCATATAGAATTTGGAAAGCTAATCCTTTTTCAGCTTTATTAAGAGGTGCGTTTACAGGTGATAGTAGTTATAGAGAAAGTGATCTTGAACGAGGTCTTATGGGAGCAATGCAAGATCAAGTAGGGAATATTCCACTAGTAGGTTCTACACTATCCGGTTTATTCCCTGATAATTGGGTAGATCAAACTAAGCTTGCAGCGTCAGTAGCTTCTTCAGGACCTATGTTTACTGGTCCTGGTGCACTTCCAAGTGCTATTGCATTTGGAACAATTGGTGCTGCTGACTTAGGTATGCAAGCTTATGATAAGATTAAAAACTTTGATACAGACTTTGATTATGAAAGAGCTGCACAAAATGCTATGGTTCTTTTTCCTTTTGGAAGATGGGGAAAAAAGGGTAAACCAAAAGTTAAAGGTAAGAAAAGTAAGAAAGGTGCAAAGGATGGTATAGAAGATTATAGTTATCTTGATGAAATGACAAGTGGAGATCCATCTAAGTCATCAGGTTTATCTGACTATGGTTATCTTGATGAAATGGTAGGAACAACTACAGGTAAAACTACAAGTACTTCTACAGGTAATAAACGTAGAGGGTTTGGTTTTATGGGTATGAAAGGAGAACCTGTTCCAGTTAATACTAGTAAAATTAAAAAGTTTAAAGATTTATCTCCTGCTGCAAAATTATGGCGTATAGGTAAATGGCCTTTAGGTGCTGCAGGTCTTTATGCAGCTGATCAATTTCTTACTCCATTTACTGAAAGAAAAGAAGCACCAATACAAAAAGAACCTTTTACTCCTGAACAACAAAAACTACAAGATATGCCTACTGATGTACCGTCCTATACAGGAGATGATTTAGAAGGAGAAATGCAAAAGGAATTTCCTAACCTATCACCTGCAAAAATAAAAAGTATTATAAGAACATTTAAGAGACGAGGAACATTACAACAGTTAAGAGATAATATGTATAAAGGTGAACAATGGTTAGATGAAAATGCTCAAGCACCGTCTTCTTCTCCATTACCTATGAAAACTATGGCACAAAGAGGAGGAGTCATTTCTAAAAAACAATATGTTAAACAAGGAATGAAAAACTTTGAAGCTGGTGGACAAGAAATAAATAATGCAACTCCTTGGAATGTAAATAATGAAACAGGAACTAGAGAAGCTCAAAAGAATATTCTTGTAAACTATGCTCAAACTAATGTAGCAAAAGATCAAGAAAAGAAAAGACTAGAAGCTGAATATGATGCTATGATGGCACAACAACAACAAATGTATAATCCTCCTATGGGAGAAGAAATAATTGATATGACAAACATGCAAGAAGAAATGCCTAGTGCACAATTTGGTGGAGGTAGACAACGTAGAATGTTAAGAAGAGCTACAAGACCTATGAGACAAATGATGAGACGTGGTATGATCATGCCGGGTGTTTCAAAAATTAATGTAACAAAAAGCGGTATCTTTGGTCCAAAAGAATATAGTATGACAATGAATCCTGCATATAGTGGTCTTATGGGAATGATGGGTAATCCTATGATGATGATGCAAGGAATGTTATCTAATATGGGAATGCCTTATCAATATACTGTTCCTTTTATAACTCAAAGCAATAAAGCAAATACTACTACTAAAGCTGAAAAAGAAGTTCAAATGAGAAATAGTATTCCTGATATAGAAGCAGAAGGAAGGATGGCTTCTGATTATGCAGGTCATGATCCTGTAATAGGAGAAACTCTACAAGCTTACTTTGCAAGAACTGGTAGAGGTGGTGATGAGTATATGGAAGCATTCTCTGAAGAAGACATGACTAAAACTTGGAGTGGTGATGATTGGAAATTACCTGGTGCTCAATTTGGTGGATTTACAGATCAAGAATCAGGCTTAACTAAATTTGTATATGGTGGAGATGAAGATATGTATGAAGAAGGAGGTTCATATAATAATCCTGGTTTTAAAGCATTGCCTTTGTCAGTTCAACAAAAAATTATGCAACAACAAGATGGTGGTGAACTAGATGAATATCAAAAAGCTGGTGCTACTCAGTATACTGTAAGTGGTGCAGATGTAGGTCCTAATGCTAAAAGACCAATAGTAGATTATACTCAACAACAAGCTGGTGATCCTAGATTAGATCCTGCATTAGGTATGATGAGTCCTACTCAAGAAGTTCAAGACCAAAGAGCTAAAGAACAACAACGTGTTAGTTCTAACAATAGAAATTTTGTTAATCCAAATCCAAATTCAAGAGTATCTCCTGAACAAATGAAAATGATGCAACAACAACTAATGCAGAATTATCAGAATTCTATGATGAGAGGTATGAGATATCCTAGTATGGGAAGAGGGCGTAACCTATTTGGAAACTTTATGTCAGCTAACCCAGCGTTTAGTTATGCAGGTTCTTATGCTCAACCTATCTATAATAAAAGATCAGGTTCTCCGTTTATGGGAATGGTTCCTCCAGGAGCTAATCTTCAGAAGATTGATGTAACTAAATCTGGAATATTTGGTAGACCAAAAAAATGGTCTCTCACATATGGAACAGGTGCTCCTAAGTTGTATGGTGTAGATGATGATGGAAATAGAGTATCATCAGAAGAACAAGATACACGTTCTAGAGCTGAAAGAAAAACTGATAACTTACTTAACAGAAAAGAGAGAAGAGCAGAAAATAAATATGAAAGAAATAGAAGAAGAGCTATGAAAAAAGGTGTAGGAGATGGTATGCTTTCATATCGAGAACAAAAAGCAGAAGAAGCTGAAATAGCTAGACAAGAAGAACTGGATTATCAAAATGCAATTGATAATTTTCAAGAGGAAGATGAAGCTACAGTGGATAGAGAGATAGCAGAACTGGATCGTGACAATGAACCAATGGAACTTGAAGAGCTTAACGCTGATTTTGAAAAAGAGAAAGAAGCTGATAGAAATGCTGCTATGGCAGACATTGATCAAAGAATGAAGTTTGGTAAAACAGGAAATTTTGGATCAGCAGCTACAGGTAAATCATATAATGCTTTTCCTCCTAGTAGAATTACAACTCCTGTAAATGTAAAGGGACAAAGCCGTGGTGAAAGAGTTCTTATGGATGGTAGTGATGCTACAACATTTAATCCAATGGGAACAGGTATACCTACATTACAAAACAGAAATCCTGAAGTACCTTTTAATACTAATATGCTTCAAAATCAAAGAGTTGGACCAATGGGTACGGATGATAATACAGGAATATATGAGGGAGAAGGAAATCCTTTTATTCAAGCTATGGGTAATCCTGGATCAATGGCTTATGGAGGTCCAATGATTGATGATGAAGTTGAAATGACCGAAGAAGAAATAAGAATGTTTGTAATGGGTGGAGGAGTAGTAGAATATATATAAAATTATAATTATGCCTAGAGTTAGAATAAAAAGATTACCAAGTAACAAACGTAAAGTAAGGATAAAAAAATATCCTTCTACTGACTATTCATTACCTAATAAGGTAAACTATGCAGGATTACAAAAATTTATATTTGATGATGGTGGAGTATCTGGTGGAGTTGATTCTCCAATAGATAAAACTATTTTACGTTTGGAACCCAAAAAGCTCCAAGATATAAAAATACCAGGTATTACTGATAGAGAAGAAGGAACTATTACTCAGGAGTTTAAGAGAAAGGACATGTATAATTTTGATGCAGAATCTTTCTTAAATCAAACAAATACAATAGGTAGAGGGATAGCAGGTTTCTTTGATAGAATAAAAAGTGGAAAGCAAGAAAAAGAACTTATGGAAAATATGACTGCTCCAGAAGAACTTTATGCTAGTGCAACTGAAACTTTTAATGAAGGTTTTAATCCTAACTCTGGTTTACAAGCGGAAGATCAAATGGGCGCAAAAGATCTCACACTTATTCAAAAAGGTGGAACTGTTCCTAAATATCAAGATAAGGGAGAAGTTAAATCTACAAGTACATATAATCCTGATGAAATAATTGAAGTAACTGCAGGATATACTGGATATGTTAATCCAGATGCTGCAGATACAAAAGATCAAAAAACATACTTTGGTGATTATGGTGCTAAACCTGTCACTAAAAAAATGAGAAGGTCTGAATATGATGAGTTAATAAAACTTAAAAAAGAGTATGAAGAACTTCAGAATTTCATGCGTGATTATAAGTTTAAAAGAAAAGGAGAAAAAGAAGCAAAAAGTTTTAGAGATAGAGGTTGGATGGATCCTGAAAAAAATCCAGGATACAAAGGACAGATTCCTGTAGAAGAAGTTAAAAAAGTTTCTCCTGAATATTATAATAGACTTAAAGCTCTTGAAACAAGAGTAGAAGAATTAACAGGTTTGCCTTTTGCAGATCTTAGAGGTAAAAGAGAATCAGGAGAGGGTATAACAAGTAAAGTAGAAAATAAGTTTGGTATAAGACAAGCTAATCTAATGTTAGATCTTAAACCTACTTATTCAGATTGTCCTGAATGTCCTGATGGAACAAAACCTCAAAGAGATAAAGATAATAACTGTTTACCTTGTGCAGAAGCTAAAGAGGAAGTAAAAGAATGCCAACCTTGTGCTGATGGTTCAGCTGCGGTTAAACAAAAAAATCCTCAGACTGGTGAAGAAGAATGTGTTTGTCAAGGAGAACAACCTCCACAACCTGAAGCTCCTGCTCCATTCTATTTACAAGATACACTTAAACAAACTAATTTATTAAAAGATAAATTTAATCTTAAAAAATATTTACCATGGGCAGCACCTGTTGACTTTGAAGAAGTTAGCACGGCAAGAGTAGATCCTACAGCAGCTTTAGCAGCTAATGCAGAACAAGCTAATATGGCAGCTCAAGCAGCATCTTCATTTGCAGGACCACAAGGAACAGCTAGATTATCTGGTATTCAAGGTAAGGCAGCAGGTAATGCATCAAATATACTTGATCAGTATAATAGACAGAATGTTGGTTTCCAAAATCAAGAAGCTGCCGCAAATGTTGATATAAGAAATAAAGAAGCTCTTGCTAATCAAAAGATTAAACAAGGTTTATATGATGCAACTACTATAGCTAATCAACAGTTTGATAACAGTAAGAGAGCAATAGAAAATGCTCTTACAGATCAATATGCTAATGCTTTAACTAATAGATATAAGGCAGATGCATTAAATCAAATGTATCAGGATTATAGTTTTGATCCAAGTGTAGGTGGTAAATTTGAGTTTACTCCTTCACCTAAAAAACCTGATCCAACTTATGAAGCTGACTTTGCAGAAATATATAATAAAGTTAAACTTCCTGGAATGTCAGCCGATGAAGCAGCTAAGACTGCTAGACAACTATTAGCAGGTAAAATGAGAAATACTTATGGTGATACACAAGCTGGTGTTAACCCTAATATTATATCTCAATTTTATGGTCAACAAGGTGGTCCAATAATTTTTGCAGAAGGTGGTGAAAATCCTAATCCTAATCCTTATGGAGTAGATCAATATAAAGATATAGAATTGATATACCCGGATGGATCAATCCAGACACAAAACATGAATGAAAAAATGTTTAAGTCAGGTTATATTGATTATAAACATCCTGTTAAGAAAAATTTTGCAGATGGTACTACTAAGACTCAGTATAAATATAATCCAGAAGGAGGCTTTGGTCTTCCAAGAGTAAACTATAAAGATACTTCTTTCATACAACAAGGTGGTCCAATATATGAACATGGTGGAGCACATAAGATGCCTTTTGGTACAAGTAATATAAATCAAATATTACCTCCTGGATATTCAGATGCTTATGAAGTTGGAGGCATTCCTTCTTCTAGTCAGACTACTAGAACTATAGGTGCTATTCCAAGAGATCAAGCTAACTTAGAAGCAGAAGGTGGAGAAACAGTATTTGGAGATATTAATGGTGATGGGTTTCCTGAACATAATACTATAGTAGGCCCTAGACATGCTCAAGGCGGAGTACCGTTAAATCTTCCAGATGATAGTTTTATATACAGTGACTATAAAACAGGAGGTATGAAAATATCTGATCCTAATGTATTAGAAATGTTTGGTAAATCAGGTAAAAAGAAAAAAGGTAGCCGTAAAAAACCTGCTTATACTCCTGCTGAACTTGCTAAACCATATGATATTAATAAGTATAGATCAATGTTAGAAGACCCTAATTCAGATAAGATTACTAGAAGAACTGCTGAAATAATGATTGAAAATTATAACCTAAAACTAGGCGCTTTAGCTTTAGCTCAAGAATCATCAAAAGGTTTTCCTCAAGGTATACCTATGGTAGCAAGACCTTATATGCAGGCAAACGGAATTAGAGAAGAAGATTTAATACCACCTCCACCTCAGCCAGTAGCAGAACAAGGAGGTCAAATGATGCCACCTAATGCTCAAATGCAAAGAGGAGGATGGTACTATTAAACTTATAATGTTTATTAAACTTATAAAATTTTAATATATTTATAACATAAGAAAAGATTAACTATGGCAACGTATTTACAAGGTGTGACAGACTTTATTCCGCAGTATCAACCGTTTACTCCGGACTTAAATTTCTATGATACTGTTTTAAAAACAAAACAGAATCAGTATGATAGTAACTGGAAGCAGTTAAATAAAGTCTATGGTCAATATTTTTATGCTGATTTAACAAGAGATGATAACATCAAAAAGAAAGAAGAGCTAGTTAAAAATATTGGTTTTAATCTGCAAAGAGTTGCTGGGCTAGATCTTAGTTTACAACAAAATGTTGATCAAGCAGTACAAGTATTTACTCCTTTCTATCAGGATAAGTCTTTGATGAAAGATATGGCTTATACTAAAAATTGGAATAACCAATATAATGCCGCTAAAAATTTAAAGAATTCTGGTAGTGAAGAAGAAAGAAAACTTTGGTGGAATACAGGTATAAGAGAGATGGAATACTTAAGAGATGAATTTAAAAATGCATCAGCTGAACAAGCAATGACGTTTAGATCTCCTGATTATACATCATATGTTAATGCAAGTGCAGAAGCAAGAAAGATTGCTAAGGCTGCAGGTATAGAAGCGCAGACAGTAAAGTTTAGTAAAGATGGTAGATTTATAATTACCACTAAGAATGGTCAACAAATAAAAGAACCATTACAAAAACTTTTTGAAAATGAATTAGGAAAAGATCCTAGAATACAAGCTGTATATAAAACTCAATCTTATGTAAATAGAAAAGATTATGCATTTGGTAATGCTGCTCAGTTTGGAGGAGATAAGAATGCCGCTGAAATGAAATATCTTGAGAATAATTATAAGATACTTCAGAATCAAAATAAAAAATATTACTTAGGATTAAAAGATAGAGATCAGAAATATAATGATAAGATTGCTGCCTTAGAAGAAAAAATGAAATCTAAGAAAGGTAGTCCTCAAGAGTTAATGATGCTTGATGATCTTAAGATGAACAGAGACATTAATAGTCAAAGTTTACAAAGAATTGAAAAAGAGTATGAGCAATTTAAAAATGGTTCAAGTACTGCTACTACATCTTCAGGGTTTGAGAATCCATATGGTGATGTTGATGCATTAAGAAGAAAAGTAGATGGAGGTGTTGCTCAAATGTTAATGAGAAAAGATTTAGATGAAGCAGCTCAGATTCAGTCAATGAGAGGATATAGTCAAACTATAAAAACTAATCCTTATGCCCTACAAGCAGAAAAGTTTAGAAATGCTTTAGCTTTACAAAGTAGAAAGTTTAGCAACCAAAGAGCAATGTATAAACAAAAAAGAAAAGATCAAGATATAAGAGATCAAATTAAATATAATAAAGAAGCAAGAAAAGAAGCAATAGCTAATAAGAAATTAGAAAATAAAGCTTTACTAGATAGTGGTCTTTATGAGAATGATATTGTAGAAAAGAAGTTCAGAGTAGTTAATGGTGTTAAAGTTTTTGAAGATGATCCAAGGTTAGTTACAATGGCTCAACAAGCAACAGAAGAAAAAAGAAAAACGGATCCTAATGCTATTGTTACTCCACAAGATGTATATAATGATTTACCTGCTGCAACAGAGCAAATAGAAATGGTTGTTAATAAAGATGAATTTGGAATGCCTGCTTTAAGAGAAAAAGAAGAAACAAAGGGAGCAAGTTCAGAAATAACAAGTATGGATGGAACAACAGATGATAATATAGATGCTGTAGAAGTAGAACAAGCTACAAAAGCTGTACGAGCTCAACAAGCAAGAGATATTAATTCTGTTATTCAATCAAAGAAACAAACAACTATGGACTTCTTAAATTTTATAAAAACAGAAAGTCCTCAAGATTATAAAGATCTTACTGCTGGTCTAAATTTTGATACGAGTTTTAAAGAGCTTGAACAAGGTAAAAAACTTGAAACTAATACTACAGATATTTTAGATCTTTATAAAAGAATAGATAATTATGCAAAAGAAAATAAAGATGTAAAAAATAATATAGGTGGTTATATTAATAATGCTGATTTATCTAATATGATAAATCTTAAAGAAAGAGCAGATATTTCAGCTAATTTAGATAATTTACAAGCAATTGCAGATTGGAAAACATCAACCTCTGGAACTAAGGTTGATTTTATGAAAGAAATGCAAGCTAAAGGAATTCCTTTAACTCATCTTTCAATGCAGGCTCTTGCAATGGGTAAAAATGGAGAAGCTCTTTTTAATAAAACACTTGCTCCACCAGATTTTGCTAAATTAGAGAACCTTGGTAAACCACAAGGTAAGGCTCCATTTCAAGGAGCGTTTGAAGGATTTGTAGATTTTATTAATAGGGGTGCGGAAGCTGTCTATGGTGAACCTTTATTAAGTAGTAGAGATGGTATATCTGGAAAGATTGGGGATATGGTTAATATTCCTAAAGAAGATGCTTTTAGTTATGTTGCAAGAGAATGGAAAGCATTTAATGAAAAAAGAAGTAAAGGTGTTCCTCCTATAATAATGGAAAACTTAGGAGTAACTTCAAAGGGTACAGGAGTACACAGTGACTTTACTAAAGCTATAGACGTTGGAACAGGATTAGGTTATGGGGCAGAAGTAACTAGACAAGTACAAAAGGATATTAGTCAAAGCGTTGCGCCTTTATCTTATTCATATTTAGGTCTTGGGAATCCTGATGAGTTTGATAGTGATATGGCAGAAAAACAAGAAGCGTTTAATAAAATAGCTCCGGGAGTTCTTAATGCATATCTTGCTCAACAAAGAACAGACAATTTAAGTCATATGATTAAATACTCTGGTGTATCTCATGGTACAATAGGTAAAGAAGCTACAATACTTATGTTAGATCCAAAATGGATAGATGATAATACTGGTAAAACAGAAGATGAAACAAAACTATTTACTCCTGAAGTAGCAGCTGGTTTAAAAACAAATGGCTTCTCAATCACTGGTGCTAAAGGTACATTTGATCATGCACTAGCAGTAGGAACAAGAGAAGATGCTGTAGATATAGCTATTAGAAATGCAGGCCCAGAAGGTAAAACATTTGAACTAGCCGGTGATGCATCTTATAATGTTAAGTATGATAAGCTTACTAAAAGTTATACAACTGAATTATCTTATTTATCACTGCATGAAGAAGGTTATTCAGTCATATCTAAACCTGGTACATATGATGCTGGTGATTGGGATCAAGCATATAATGAAATGGATCAATATATGAAAAAGCAAGAAGAAGAGAATACAGAAGCTTTTAATTATTTGTTTCCTAATAAAGATAAAGCAACTTGGAATGATCAACAAATAAAAACTTGGGAAGATATGAGAGAAACTATTATAACTAATAGATACTCAAATCAAGGTCCTGTAAGATGGGCTGATAGAATTGATGTTGTATCAGGTAAAGCTGATCCTAAAGATAGATTAACTGACCGTGAATCATTATTAATAGGAGAAGAATTAAGAAGTAAAGGTATAGGAGGAACTGAAAGAAATCCTAGTGAACAAGCTTTGTATAATTTGAAAACCGGTCCTTATAGTAGAATGACTCCTGATGTTGAAAGTTTATCATTAGCTGAAGGTCTTTATGCAGGTGAATTAAGTAAGTACTTATAATATGGCAGAGGAAGAAAACATACCAGTAAGTCCACTTGATGAGTTAGGACCACAATACGGCAATCTAAATCCTACTAATGTTGATCCAACAAGTTATCAAGCATTTGAAGGAGATAATATTATGGATCCCCAATCTGAGATTCCTTTTGCTCCTCTTACTCCACCAACAGGTTTATACAGACCTCAGCAACAAGTGAGACAAAAAGTTGTAGGTAACCCTCCTAATCAACCTCCTATTAAAGCAAAACAAAAAGACTTTTCTAAAGGAGCTGTTATAGCAAGAGCTAATGCTTTAGGACAAGAAGCACAAGCTGTTGCTAGTACTAGTCAAAAAAGGAATACATATGGTAGGATATATTCTTATAATGATGGACCTGACGGAGATGCTTTCTATGATAGATATGCAGGTTATGGAAGTGAGAAAATACAAGAGTTAGGATTTCATCCTTTCCGTGATAATGAATCTTTATATAATAAAAATACTACAGGTTGGGATGATCTTAGTAGACAACTTTCTAATTCTTTTTTACCATTAGCTACCAGAGGTTTTGTTTCTGGTCCTAAAAGTTTATATAAGATAGTAACTGAATTTGACTTTTCTCCTGATACAGAAGATGCAGAAGCTTATGAAAGAGCTGCGGCAATTGGTCAGTCAACCAAAGGTGGACTTGGTGCATTCTTTAATAATACACTAATGAACTTTGGATACACTGCTGGTATTATGACTGAAGCACTAGTAGAAGAAGCTGCTCTTGGATTATTGTCCCCTCTTACAGGAGGAACTAGTTTGCTTGGAACAGGAGCTGTATTAGGAAAACTTGGAAGTAGATTAAAATCTGTAAAGGGTATTGGAACCGGTGTTAATATGGCTAAAGGTATTAATAACACATTAAAAAGCGTAAATACGTATAAAGGAGCTAAAACTTTTTGGAATGGTACCAGAACAGGTAAGGTTATGAGTTCAGTAGGAAGGCTTATCAATCCTATTGAAAACACTATGGATGCCGTAAGATCTTTTAATAAAGTTGACAATCTAACTAGTTTAGCTAAAGGTGCAAAAACAGTAGGTGCATTTTATAGAGATGTAAGAAATCTAAACATGGCTCTTGCAGAATCTAGATTGGAAGGAGGTTTTACAAAAAATAAAGTATATAATAGACTTTATGAAGATTACTATAGAGCTAATGGAGTAACTCCAGATAATGATGTTCAATGGAACTTTACTCAACAAGCTAATACTGCAGCTACTTCAAATATGATATTTAATACTGCTTTAATTTTTGGTACTAATAAATTAGTATTCCCAAATATAACAGGACCAAAAGGTGGTATAAGAAGTTTTTTAGGATCTAAGATTGATGACATTAAATCCTTTAAACATGGATCTCTAAAATGGACTCCTAAAAAAGGAGGCATAGGAGGTAAGTTTAAATATGCAGAAAATAGTCTAACAAACACTTTAAAATCATTTGCTAAGGATCCTCTTAGAAAATCTATAAAAGGAGGACTAGGTTATTTTAAAGCTAACTTTACTGAAGGTTTTCAAGAAGTTGCTCAAGAGGTGAGTTCTAATTATTATGAAAATTATTTTGTAGATTCATTTAAACAAAAAAATAGAGAAGCATTTCATTTTGCAGAAGGTTCTTATGATCATGCAACAAAAGAACAATACTTTAAAAATGCTTTGAGTAGTCAACTTGGTGAGCAAGGATTTGAAACTTTTGCATCAGGTTTCTTTATGGGTATGTTTGCAGGACCATTAAACGCTGCTATACCTGCAATGAGTACAGGTTATAATAAATATTTTGGAGATAAGAAAAAATATGAAGAATATAAAAAAGTAAGAAAACAGTTTGGTGAACAAGCTGCTGCTAGTTTAAACGCTTTATATGCAGATCCTGTAAAACTATTTGATTCTAGATTATTTAACTATTCTGTACAAAATGCTGTAGGTCAAGTAAAACAAAACGGAACTACTAAAGAAAAAGGAGATGCTGAAAATGAAGCTCTTATTTCTATGGTTAATATGAGTTTAGAAAAAGGATCTTTTGACATTTTTGTTGATCATTTAGATTCAATGAAAGAACTTCCAGCAGATGAATTTGAAAAAACATTTGGTTTTGAAAAAGGGACAGGAGAAGAATATCAGGCTAAAATTGATACAGTAATAGATAATGCTAAAGAGATTAAAAGACAATATGAATTTTATGAAGAAAGATTTCCTGATCCTGTAGATCTTAGTAAATTTCCTGATAAAGACTCACAAGAATATAAACAAGCTGCAATGTTACATATGGCATGGAGAGAAGCTAAAAAGCAGGCTGTATTCTACCGTGAATCTTATAATGATGTAGCTAAAAGAATGGTAAGCATTGCTAATAATCTAACTGCAAAAGGACCTTTAAAGAACATAACTAGTAATGATGTTCAGGTAATGCTAGATGAAGATGCATTAGTTGCAGAAATAAGTTTACTCACAGGAGAAAATTCTTCACTTGAAGGACTGACAGATGAAAAGTCTAAAGAGCTTATTAAAAGAAATACAGAAAAAATAGAAGTTTTAAAAGAGTTCCAAAAAGCAAAAGAAACTTTTAATAAGTATTTTAAGAAGGATAAGATTGTAGTTGAAGAAGGAAGAAAAAAAGTTTATGATGATAAAGGTAAGATTGTAGAAGATGTTCCTGTAAACAAAGAAGATATAGCAAAGTTAAAGAAGGAAGGTGTATTAGAAAGAAATGAAACTAATGATAATAAAGTTACACTTGAATTCAAAAAAGCTTTCTCTAAGTATATTAATTTTATTGCTGATAGCAATAAAGAAATTGTATTTGATGAACAAATAGAAAAAGCTTTTGAAGATATAGTTGATTATTCTAAACTAGAAGATGAAAAACAAGTACTTGCTTATTATGTAAATCTTATGCATAATCCTAAAGGTTTCTTAAATCATGTTGAGCGAAATGAAGAGTGGATGACCAGGGTTTATGAAAATAAAAAAGAATACTTTGATGGTGTAGTAAATAATCAGATAGCAGATATAGAAAATAATGCCGTATTAAATGCATTATATTCTCAGTATAATTTACTTATGGAGCCCGCAGCATTTAAATTATTTATGGATGAAGGAGTGTTGCCAGAATACTTTATTAAAAATAGTACTAAACAAGTATACACAAAAGGTACTAAAGAATATAACGCAGCTCTTTTCTTATTACTTCAAAATAAAGATCTTAAAAAACTATCTGTAGAAGAAGAAGTAGGAGAAAAAGATTTCTTACAAGAAAAAATAAATGAGCTTAAAGAAAGAAAAAGAGAAGAAATAGATGCGTTACCAGGAGAAGAAAAACAAGTAAAGGTAGAAGAGATATTACCTCAAAGACCTTTAACAAGTTTTAAAATAGGAGCTATACAATCTAAAGCATTAGAAGGAGAAAGAATAGTAGCTACTATTGCTCAATCAAAAGATAAGGTAACTCTTAGAAAAGAAAATGGAAACTTAGTTAACCAAGCTGGAGAGATTGTTAATGAGATGGATGATAGTTTTGAAAAGGCTATAAGATATACAACAACTATAGAAAGAGATGCTAAAGAAGTTGCTAAGATAGAAAAGAAATATGAAGCTCTTGAAAAAGAATTAGTTGAGAACTTTGAAAAGAATCAAGAAACTAGTATTGGAAGATTTACAAATGATCCTACTGCTACAAACTTAAGAAGATTATCTCCTAGAGTTTATAAAGAAGTCTTTGAAGAGATGCAACAAGATGAAGACTATGGTCCTCAATATAAAGAATCTACTAGTCAACAACAAAAGAATAACTTAATTAATAGTTATATAAGAGATAACTTTAAATCTATTAAGAGTAAGCTTGGTGTTAAAGAAGAAGTTAAAAAGAAAGCTCCTGAAAAAGCTCCTGAGAAATCTAAACTAGAACAAGAGGTAGATGCCTTAAAAGCTTCACTGGCTAATGAAGAAAGACTAGTTGAAAAGAACCTAGGTACTCCACAAATAGAAGCAAGAATAAAAGAACTTAAACAAGAAATAGCTGAGAAGGAAAAACAAGTAGCTGCAGAAACTAAAGAAGAAGCTCCTGTTGATGCTGAGAGAGCTAAGACAAAAACTAAAGAAGCTCCTAAGAAAGCTGAAGTTAAAAAAGGTGAGCAAGATCCTGAAGCTACTAAAATAGAATTAAGTGAGAATGAAGCTATTAATAAAAGAGTAGAGAAAGCAAAAGCTGCTATTGCTAAAGCAGAAGCTAATGAGTTGTCTAATATTATGTTAGATCTATCTTCTAAATACGGTAACATTCCTATACAAATTCAAGAAGAAGTTTTATTCCCCTTGGTTGAAGAAAGATTTAAAGAACTTAGCATATCAACTAAAAAAGAAGAAACAAAACTAGAAGGTTCAGCTGTTCCTAAAAGTGAGATCTATAAAGAAGGAACTACTCTTATTGTAACAGGTAAGATAAGACCAAAACTAGGCCCAGGTAAATGGAACTATGACAAGCTTACAAACTCTACTGTGACTATAGAAAAGATGACCAAAGATGGTGCAGAATTAAACATAGTTATTAATGGTAAAAATAAAAAATATAGTGCTACATTTGGAGAACTAGAAAAGAACTATACATTGCCAGCTTTAGTAAACACTGAAGTAGAAAAAACAGAACCTATGACTAAGCAGGAAAAAACAGATGTTAAACAATCTAAGAAAGTTAGTGAAGATTTTTTAAGTGATTCTGAAGCTCAAAATAAAGCATTAAAAAAAGCAGAGAATACAACTATAGAAGATGCTAAAAACAATTTAAGAAATAATTTAAAGTGTAGAAAAAAATGATTAAGTGTGCACTAGATAATGATCAAATAGAAGCGTTATATACAGATATTGCTACTAATATGATTAAAGATAAAAACTTTGATCCTAAGAGTTATATGCAAAGTATATTTGATATGGTTAAGGAAGACACAGATTCTGCAGAACAAGCAGCTCAGTTTATTCAACCTATACCTCAAATGATAGGTATGATTAATTTTTCTAAACCAGGTTTAAACCTTAATATAGATTTTAATGAACTAAATGCATTGTCACCAAAGTTTTTAAATGTTGATACAGGTGTAGATACTATTATAAAAGAATTTTCTGTAGATCCTAAACAAGTATTATTTGATGCAGCAACTAATGAACAAGATAATAATAATCCTGTTTTGCTTGAAGAGGATCCTGCTGAAGAACCTACAAAAGAAGTATTTAGAGGACAGTCTGATAATCCTTTAACTACTACAGGACAAAACCTTGTTAAAAAAAAGCCTAACGGTAAGGCTCTTGAAATACAAGAACTAGATCCAAGTCAAACTACTATAGTAAATACCTTAGCTAATTTAAAGCTAAGTAATACACTTGAAGGAACTGGTCCTCAAGCTTTTTCTTATACAGATTTATCAGGACAAACTAAAACTTTAAAGTTAAAGTTAGTAAGGTTTGATGCATTTGTTACAAATTCACAAACAAAAGATTTATTACCGAAATCTGTACAACAAGAAGCTATAGAATCTCTTACTAGATTAAAAAGAAAAGATGCACGTAAAGAAGTAACTCAAGCTAATGAAAGAGTTATTGCTATAATAGCAGATGAGTTTGGACAACCTGTATTCTTTACTGAAGATGGTTCTTATGCAGAATCAAGAAGTGATGGTAAAGTAGTATTTCAATTTTTAAGAGATGTAAGAACAGATAAAAGCGGTACAAAGATAACTGATATTTATGGTAAAGAAGAAAGAATAATGTCTCCTCAAGCTTTATCTAAAAGATTAGGAATTACTGTTGAAGAAGCAAAAGAATATTTAGATGAGAGAGCTGATATACTTTCTAGAATTAAAAAAGAATTCTTAGGAAAGGAAAATAAAAATCATTCAATGCTTGTTGACATACAAGGAATAACAGAAGGTATGTCTGATGAATTAGCAAATCCTGATATATCTCTAGATGTATTATCAAAAGCTTTGAATAACTCTACTAATTCTAATAATGATAATAATATAAAAAGAGTTATACAAAGTATAAAGATTTCTAATAATAAAACAAGAAATGTAAATATTTCTGGTTCTGCTTATATTACTTTAAATGGAAATAACTTTGCATTAGAAAGATATATTCTTACTGAAGAATTAATTAATGAAATAGCAGAGGTTGTAACTAATCCTAAATTTTCAAAATCTGAAAGAAAAGCTTTTCTTGATCAGTTTCTAAATAATAATGTAAGTAAGTCTCAAAGAAACTATAAGATTAATACTAATGGTACTTTTCAAATTATAGATGAATCAGGTAAGAAGCCTATTATAATTGAATTAAGTAAAGATAAACTAAGTAATAAAGCTCAAAGAGAAAATGCAGCTAAAGCTGTTAGAACTGTTTTAGCAAAAGGTTACTATTGGAAAAATCCATCATTCAATAATAATTCTACAAATTTAGCTCCTGTTAATTGGAGACCTACCGTTGGTATATACAATGAAGCAATAGTTCAAGAGACTAAACCTTTTTTAAGATTAATAGATGGAGAGCTAGTACCCACGGACTTTAGAGAATTTCTAATAAGTATAGGAGATAGAATTAATGTTAAGTTAAATACTCTTAATCCTGGATTTTACAATATGTCTATTGCATTTAAGAATCCATATTCTGCTTTAAATCAAAGTTTATCTAAAGGAGAAAAGATAGTAGATGCTCAAAATTTAACAGAGACTCTTGAAAGGGAAGAAGAAGTTCCTTGGTATACTGATGAAGAACTAAAAAAAATAGAAGAGGAAAAAAGAAAAGAATCTGCATCTAAAGAAAATCAGAATAAAGCAGATGATATAGAATCTAACTTAGAACCTAATCCAAATCAAGATGTTAAAAATAGCTCAGGTAGTTTATTAGAGAGATTTAAAAAGAAAGGAGATTGGAGTAGTTTAAAAAGAGAAGGTTACGATCCTGATAATGTAACTAAGAAACAAATAGAAGATGCTGTTAAATGGTGGAGTACATCACCTTTAAGTAAAGTAATAGATTTAGGAAAAATGACTGATATAGTTAACTCAGCTCAGTTTGCAGAATTTATTGTAAATGCATCTAGTCTATCAGACCCTAAGTTTTTAGGCGCTATAAATATATCTGATAAAGGAACAGCTGTTGATATTTATCATGAAGCTTGGCATGGATTCTCTCAATTGTATTTAACTCCTGAACAAAGAAAAGCTTTATATAATGAAGTAAGAAACAGTAATACTAAATATAAAGATTACTCTAACTATCAAATAGAAGAAATTTTAGCAGAAGAATTTAGAAGCTATGCTAAGAATCCTAAGATAAAAAAGAATAGACCAAAGCGTAATACTATATTCAGAAAAATCTTAAACTTTTTAAAAGCTCTTTTTGGAAAAGCATTTAAGAATAGTAGCAAAGCTGCTAACATAGATGTAATGAGTATACCAGCTGTTAATGACTTATACTCTAGGTTATATTTGTCTAGTTCTGACCCTAGCTTATTAGCAGATTATACTCCTTCAGTTAAGAACCATGAGTTCCTTCAATTAAATAGAGGCATTAGACAAGTAGATAATAGAAGAGAAGATGCATTAAATGATGCTGATTCTAAACTAATTGTATCTACAATGGATAGTTTATTTTCTGAAGTTGTTGATGAGCTGTCAAAAGATATGGCGAAGGCTGGGGAGAAAAGTTCTAAGTCTACTACCTTAAATTTAGTTTTAAATCCTCAAAATAGAAAAATTGTAGTAGAGGAAGTAAGAGAAAGATTAAAAGAAATATTAAAAACTAATACAGACAAGTTAGCTAAAGAAACTAAGATGCCTTCTTTTGATGGTATTAATAGCATGAAAGATATTAAGGAGAATGCGGTTGCTGTTTTAGAAGCAGTAGATCCTGAGACAGGAGAAAGAACTCCTGCGTCTGATAAGTATTTCTTTTTTAGAAGTCAAGTAAATTCTTTTAAAAACTTAAATGCTGATATTAAAAGAGGAGAAAGGTCTTTTGGTGAAAACTTTTATGGTATAGATATCATATCAGATTTTTATACACATAAAAATATTAAGTCAGGTAAAAATCCTGTAGGAATTATTGTAGCTAATAACATTACAGAAGTTATTAAGCAAACAAGTAATTTAAAATCAAGAGCAAAAAAATATGGTAAACTTCAAATATTAGAGAACAAACTTCCTGAGATTGAAATAACAAGAGATCAGCAAGACTTATTAAATAAAATAAGAATCTTAGAAACAGCTCTTGGTAACTGGACAACATCTAAACAAGGAACACTTAAGTACTATTATGATAATTCTACATTCCCTATATTAAATAAGAATATATTAGAGGAACAAGCATTAGAAGAAGATGAACAAGATAGTAATGATCCAAGTTCTGAAAAGTTTGGAAAAGAGGTTGGTAAAAAGTCATTAGTTGAAATGGCTGAAAGAGAAGTAATATACATTTTAAAAAGTCTTCATAAAGTAGACGCAAACGGAAATACATCTAAGAACTATTTAGGAGTTAATGAACTTGCAGATTTTAAAAGAGTTTGGGCAACACTTAATAATAGAATATCAGGTATTAAAAATCCTATGAAGATGTATCAAGAAATTGAAAAAGCATCTGAAGAATTTCCTGAATTAAAACAACTTATAAAATATAAGTTACCTAAACCTGAAAATACTACTAATGAGTTTGAGTTTGATGCAATTGCTAGCTTCTGGCAAACATTTAAAAAGTCTGCAATTAAGTATTATCAGTTAAGTGTATTTAAAGATGGTAATGTAGAAGTTACTGAATCTGATATAGATACAGATGCAATCCTTAGAGATTTTCAAAGAATGTTCAAAACTAAGAATGCTAATGAATACATCTCAATAGTAGAAGGTACTAATACTCCAATGTTAAATCTAGATGCTTTAGTTAAAAGATTTGATAAAAAAGGATTAAGAGAAGAAGACTATTATGAATTCTTAAATATACTAGGAATAGAATTAGATGATATACAAAGGATTAAAACAGAACTTACTAATGTAGAAAATGAAAGTAAGTTTGGTATACCATTTATATTTCAGACTGTAAAAGATTTTAATGAACTTGAGTCTAGAGAAAATCTTACAGAAAAACAATCTGAATATTTATTAAAGTTTAAACAAAATCCTGTTGAAACATTAGTAGATGATATTCCTGCAGGAGTTTTATTAAGTAAGAATCTTAAAAGAGGGGTGAGTCAAAGTGGGTCTATTAAAGAACTTGCTAAGTTGCAATCTAAATATGGAAGTGTATCTAAGAACTATGGTTTACTTGCAGCTGATGGAGAAAGAATATTTCCTCATGTACTAGATAGTAATATGACAATGACCGTGGCAGGATTAAATGAACTAGGTAATTTAAGAAATGATACTTGGCAAAAAACTAATTCTAATAAAGAAGAATCAGAATATGACTTTTTATCTTATCTTAATCCTAATATAAATCCTTTTACTAAAAGATCTCATTTATTGAACTCTGTATATAGAGTTAAAGAAGGAACCTTTGATAAGAGAGCTAATAAAACTTTTGATCTTTTTATTACATCTGGTATTAACATACAAGATAATAAAACTAATAGTAAAGTAACTTCTGATTTAACAGATGTAGAAAAGTTTACGCAAGATATGCATACTCTTTTACTTAATGGTATAAAAGAAAATACTAGACCTGCAGATAAGAAAGCTTCTTATGGTTTAAAAGTTCAAGGAGGTTTAATGAAAACTCAAGGAACAGATAAAAATCTTTATGTGGATATAGACATGTTTAATCAAGAATCTGAAGACCCTGGTATTAGTGAGGGTATGAGATACTCCATTGATAAACTATTTATTCCTGCAATGGCTGTTGAGTTTGATAGAATAAAAATGTTTGATGCAAATAAAGAGTTGTATTTAAGATTGGCCGGGTATAATAGACCAATAGGTAATAGATATGCTGGTAACACTTTTACTGCATTTGATAATATTTTAAGAGACTCTACTAAAAATGAGTTATATAAACTACAATTAGATCCTGCAGTAAAAATAGAAAACTATTTAATGACTGATGAAGGATCAGCTCTTAATAAAAAGATTAAAGCTGATATAATGGAGTACATTCAAGATAGGGTTAAAAATAATATAACTAACTATTATAATAAAGCTCCTTATCTAAGTGAAAGTCTTAAAGAAAAATCCGGAATAGAAAATTATAATTCTACAGATCCTAAAGTTAGAAAACAACTTATTAATACATTAATGTCAGCTTATACTATAAATAACTGGATACATAACTTTGAAGTTATCCACTTATTACATGGCAATATGGTACAGTTTGATCATAGTAAAGAACATATGCAAAAGCGTACACCTGGTGGACAATCTGGTGGAGAAGGTTTTCTTTATGATCAAAACTCAATGAACTTTATTAATGAAGTTTGGAATCAAAAAAGTTATGCATCTAGACTATCTAAAGAAGGTATAACTCCTTTTCAATATAGAGGTAAGTTAAATACAGCTATTATAAAAGACTCTGAAAAAAATAGTGAATATATAAAGGAAATAAGAAAAGCTTTAGAAGCTGATTATAAAAAACGCTTTCCTAAACTATCACAAAAAGAAATTGATAAGTTAGTAAACACAGATGCAGATACTTACTTAGGTATGGAGGAATCTGATGGTCATGGGTATATTACTTTTGATGCATATAGAACTCTTAAAAAGTTACAGAATAAATGGACTAATGAACAAGAAAATTTATTTCAAAGAATATCTAATGGTGAAACTATTAGCCCAAGACAAATAAATACTTACTTTCCTGTATATAAACTACATCATTACGGAGCCTTGGATTTTAATGAAGCAGTAGTTACATCTATGCATAAGTTTGCATTGTCTCCTATTATACCAGGAAGTTCATCAAAACAAAAAGAGAAGTTACATAAACAAATGATGAAAGAAGGTATTCAATATGTAACATTTGAATCAGGTAATAAAGTTGGTGGAATATCTTCTAATAAAGAAGCAAACTCAGATAATATTTATACTGATGATACTCAAACAGAAATAAAAAATTTAGTGGAAGGAGAAACAATGTTTACTCCTAATACTATTTATATGCAAAACTTAAAGGAGGTAACTAAAGTTAATGACCAGTATAAAGGTAAAGTAACTTTCCCTACTCAGTTAAGAGGTATATTATTAGATGGATTATTTGAAAAAGGAGGATCTATAAGCACTCAAGCTAGAAAGGCCGTATCAAACTATACTAATGCTGTTAATAAGTATAATAATATCTTAAAGGATGAGTTACTAGCTCAGATAGATTTTAAGTATGATGCAGAACAAGATAAATATATTTCAAAAGGTAACATGACTAATTTAATGAGATTGTTACAAAATGAAATGGAGCAGAAGAGTCTTCCTTATAACTTATTAAAGTTAATTAATACTACACCAAGTGGTGAAAAGTTTATAGATCTTTCTATACATCCTAAATCAGATGATGTAATGAAAGCTTTGTTAGGGATAATACAAAAAAGATTAGTTAAACAAAAAGTATATGGTGAACCTTTAATACAAACTCCGGTTACGTTAGATAAAGATTTATGGTTAAGTCCAGGAGAAGAGAATGGAACTAATGGTTTACAATATTACAGAATAGATCCTAAGACAGGAAAAACTTTACCTGCTCAAGCAGTTATAGCTTTACAAGGAGATTTTATAAATCTTTTAAATCTCAAACATAATGATGGAGAACCTATAGGTAATATTGATAGACTTAATGAAATGATTAAAAATGAAGTATGGTTAAATAAAGCAGACCATAGAGAGTCAATAACTATTCTAGGTCCTAGAATTCCTATTGATGCTACAAACTCAAATGAAATATTTGAAATCTATCATTTCTTAGATCCTCAAGAAGGGAATAAAATTATAGTTCCTACAGAAATTGTAGCTAAAGCAGGATCTGACTTTGATGTTGATAAGTTATTTGAATTATTTCCAAAGATAGATAAACAAGGAAACTTAATTAAAACAGTATTAAGCAAAGATGATTTGCAAGCAGAGATAGAAAAAGGAGATGAGTCAACTTCAAAAATATTAGGAAGACAAAAAGATGCTCTTCATAATGAGCTTGTAAGATCTATTAAAGATGTTCTCTTACTAAAAGATAACTATGTCAACTTAGTTAGACCAAATAATATTCATTTAGTTAAACGAGCTGTAGAAACTCTTGAAGAAGCAGAAGAAGGTTATGATAGATTTGAAAATGTATTTGGTGAAGAAAGAACTAATCAAAAAGGTAATAAGAGTATAAGTCCTACACGAACTTTAGAATTAGGTTATAACTTATATCAACATAAGGTAAATCTAGTAGGTGCTATTACTCTAGGAATTGTAGCATTAAAAAATAAAATGCATCCTATATATAAGCAAATAAACTTTCAAATGCCTGGTATCTTTACTATGAAGTTTGATCATAATACAACTAATGGTGCAATATCTTTAGCTGGTAAATATAATACAGAAGGAGAAAACATATCAGAAATATTTTCACATTTATTAAATGCCATATTGGATAGAGCTAAAGATCCTTTTACATTTACGTTAGGAGCTACTCCAGAAAGTATTAATGTATTAAACTATATGATAGAAGCTGGTGTACCTAGTGATACAGTATTTACATTCTTAAATCAACCTTTAGTTAAAGAATATATACAAGAGATTGCTAAACTTAACGGTCCATATTCCGTCCTTCATCCTACTTTTGGAAAAGGTTCTGCTGAACAACGTGCTTTATCAAATGTATTATCAAGAATAGTAGATCCTAAAGTAGCTATGGAGATTACAGCTAGAGTGAATAAATTTAATAAGGCTACAAATTCTAAAGCTAAGATGGTTGGAAACTTAGCAAAAGCTATAGAAACATCTCCAGATGTTGTATCAGAATTATTATTTAGAGATTTAGGAGTAACAGAAAATCTTACACAGGGCAGACTAGAGAAAGGTTTAAAGAAAGATATAACATCTAAAGAATCTTTAGCTATGCTAGCTCAGTATTATAACATTCAAAGACAAACTCAAGGTCTAAGAGAAATACAATCTATTTCTACACCAGATACTACATTTATTAAAACAGCGCAGCAAGTAAATAAACAATACTCTGCACTTCAAATGATATATGATAGAAGAGATTTAAATCCTGAGTCCGTAAGAAAACTTCTTGAGGAATCTATATTATCTGGCTTTAATGTAAATGATATTATGTATGACATTACATCAGAGGTATTTGATTTGAACTTTAGTAATGATGTTAATAGTTTTATAACTAGTAAGTTACTGGGTTATAGACAGAATAAAGCATTAAAAGCAAGATTTGGAAAAGGAGTAGATGGAGAAGAAGTATTTACAGCTTCTTTTACTAATGCTATTTCAGATTATTTACTACAAAATCTTTTATCTAGAGAAACTGATGCTAAAGGAAATATAGTAATATATCCTGAGTTTTCTAATAATTTACCTGTAAATGTAAGTGATACTAATAAAGAAGCAATAAGTTTAAAAGATGGAATAATATATGTTAACGATACAAAATTAAGAGATAGATATGAAAAGCGTAGAGGAAAAGGATTTGCTTTTAATATAACTTTTGATGACTATGGTACATATGTAAAATATAAACTAAAAGAAGTATTTGTAAAAAATAAATATTCTGATAAAAGTAAGATTACTAATTTTAGATACAAGCAGTTTTTAAAAGAAAATAAGAAAACAGCATACATTAAATTTATTGCAGAAAGAAGTTTAATGAATTCTTATAATAGAAGTTTTATTATGGGAACATCTGATCTTTCTTATTCACAATTAATATTAGACACAATTAACCAATTTGGTTTAGATAGATATTTTGAAATAGCTGATAACTTATCTCTTGCATCATTACCATTGGAGAACAGTGAAAAGGTACTAGATTTAAATAACAGAGATGTTGTAAGTAATGATCCAGATTTAGCTGATAAATATAATAATGAGATAAAACAATTAGCTAATGTTTCTATATCTAAAGTAAAAGATCTACAAACCAATGAGGATATATCTCAGATATTTAATTTATTTTCTTTAAACATGATATACCAGCATGGTAAAGGATTTAGTAGATTGAACTTTAATAATATTATTGATACATCTGCTTATATAAGTTTGATGAAAACAGCTAGTCAAAATTTCTTGGATACAACTAATAAAAATTTCTTGGATGGTTATAGTATAACAGATGAACTTAATGATGTTTATAATAGAATGTTATCATCTAGAAACTTTCAAAATTATTTGACTAATAATCCTGTAGAACCTGTAATAGAAAAATCATTTGATAGTGAAATAGATTTTCAAGAACAAGGAGAGTTTGAGAATCCACCTATAACAGATGCTTCTAATATATTAAAAAGAAACATCTATGAATTAGTTCCTAATTTTAATAATGATGTGGCATTTCAAAATAAACTTTATAACGATTATGTAGCATTAATAACAAAGGTTCCTGGCCGTAAAGAAATGACAAAAGAAAAATTCTTAAACTTTATAAAAAGACTTTCTGTTTATAAATTTAAGGATACTTATATGTTTGGAAATTATGATTATGATAATGCTGTATTTGTAAATAGAGTAACATCTTCTCCAAGCAGTAAGCAATTTTTAGCTGAGGCTATTCCTGCTATTGTAGATTCAGGATTAGACTTTATACATTTTGTTCCTAAAGATGTAAGAGATAAATATAAAAGAAGTGGTTATACTGTTTCTACTAGAGGCTTTAGACATAACTTACGAGGAGAGGAAATGACTAAATATTTAGCTACATCAAATCCAAATATTGTTAGTAGAATCTTTGGAAAACAAGAAGAAGGCATACTCAATAGTAAGGGAGATATTGGAGTATTAACAGGTGCAGAATTAAAAGAATATAATGATAGTACTTTTGATATAGTACAAAGTGTACCTAAAGGTGAAGTAATAAATACTCCTGTTAATATAGATGGTACTTCTATTAAGAAAGCAGGTAAAGATACATCTAAAGTTCTTGAAACATACTTAAAATCTTTTGGAATAAAAGTTAAAGATATAAATGAAATTAAATCTAAACTTGCTATTGATGATATAGGTTTTGCTGACATTTTAAATAAGGTTGCATATGTAAAAGATAGAGATGCTTTACCTGATGTAGCTGGAGAATTTATTGCATACATGATGCAGTATAATCCACTAGTAAAAGATATTATACGTGAGCTAGCAGGAACTACTGATTATAGATCTATAAAAGATAAAGACAAGTATTTTAAAATAGTTGGTAAACTTATAAATGAAGATCTAAGAAATAAAAGTAAAGGTGAGTATAATAAATCACTATTAGGTAAAATAGCACAATTAGTTAAGCAGTTCTTTAAAACATTAAGAGAAGGTGTTAATATTGAATTAATTAATACAAATATTGGAATTATTACTAATAATATCTTACAACAAAATGTGGATTTAATTACAGGTAATAAATATAAACCGGGAGAATATGGTAAACCAACTAAGTTAGTAACAATTGAACAAGCTTTAGAAACAGATAAGTTTGGTTCAAGTATAGTTAAAAAACTTAGTAAAGAAGGTTTTATACTTACAGGTAGTACTGCATTAGCAGAACAAGGAACTGTACTAAGACCTGAAGAAAATCCTTTACATGATATAGATTGGATATCTCCATTTACAAGAACAGAAACTAAATCTAAGTTTTTAAATGTTTATCCGGATGCTGTATTCTTAAGAGACATTGAAGGAGAAGGTTATGTAACAGATACATATATGTTACCACCGGCAGGATATAAAATTTCTAATTTTAGAACAGTAACTGTTCAAGCTAAAGATGGTAGTAATAGAGTAATGTTAGAAAACTACGATGTTGTAAATAAAAAGACTGGTAAAGTTGAAGGAACATATAGAATAGAAACTACTGATTATGTAGGTAAAGATGAAAAGACTTATACTAAATCTGAAGAAGTAATAGAAGGAGTAGAAGCTAAGGCTATTGACTTCTTTAGTTATGAAAAATATAATCAGAAAAAACCTTTTGATTATACTACAAAAGATGGTGATGTAATTCAGTTAGCTAATTGGACAGATGTCTTTACTGCTAAACTTAAGTTTGCAAGACTTAAAGATCTATGGGATTACAATAGATATATACCTAATGTTGTGGAAGAAGATGCTCAACCAACTGCTAGGGTTGATATAACATCTCCTAAAGATGTATTTACTATTAAACCTCTTAAAGGTAGACCTGATAAAAAAGCAACAACAAAATCTAAAATAGCTACTCAATTTATAGGATTTGCTGAAGGAATAGCGGGAAGTAGTACAGCTAACTATGCTCAACAAGCAGGGTTATTTGCTAATACGGGTAACTATGGATCTGATGATGTAATATTTGTTTCTATTGGTGGTAAAAGAGGAAGTGCTCAACTACAAAAATCTCAACAAGACAAAACTATAACAGAAGCTATTAAAGCTGTAGAAGCTGGAGCAACTATACTTACTGATAACAAAGCTTATACAGATTCTAGTACATATAATACTGGTGAAAAAAGACTTTATGAAAGCATGGAAGCTCAAGGTTATAACTACTCTGAAGTAACTGTAGACGGTGAAACTATAGGTACTTGGAGTAAAACTGCTCAACCAACTACTGAGACAGGAACTCTAGGAGAAATTAACTATACTATAGATAGAAATCTTAAGAATAAAAACGGTACTAAAAGATTAGCAGGTACTGATGGAAAAACAATTAAACTGAATCCAGTAGAATCTGTAGATGAATTCTTTGAATATTTTACAGGAGCTAAAAAAGGAATTACATCCGAACAAAAGAAACAGGTGTTAAAAATGTTTGATGATTTTAATATATCATTAGATGATATGAAACAAATATTAAATACTACAGATAAGATAAATGATTTCTTAGTTTATCATG